TTCTGGTTCACCCCGAAGAAATGAGTGTTAAGAAGTTGAAGTTACGGCCCAATCACATAGGAATTGGAGAAGATGTTCCAGTTTCCTCGTGGGTCCCTGCCGTTATTGGCTGATTCACACTGCGAGAGCATCGCCGGTGAGTTGATAGACCGGATAGTCCTCAGCGAGTTCCGTGCGGTTAGCATCGCACTCTCAGTCATCTTGCCGCCCTGGTTCTCAAAGCGATCGGCCAGGCGCATCGCGAGGTTGTATTCGATGGCCTCCTGATACGCCGGCGGAATAATCACCGTGTCACCAGAGGTCACAAACTGCTCGACAGCCTGCCAGAGATACAGGGCGATCTGCCAGCCGTTCAGCGGAACCGGAAACACGCTGACGCGGCCATTCGGCACGCTCGGCTCGTAGTAGAGGATGTACGGCACGTTCGATTGCAGGAGTTTTGGCGACACCGAGGCCCATTCCTGACTACCCCAGAGCACGCGCATGGGCTGCTCGATGACGGGGTCGACGTCGGTGAACAGGAAGCCAGCCTGCTCGATCTTCTCCGGTCGGTCGATTTCCCAGTCGATCGGTCCATCGGTAGGGTCCATGCCGATGATGTAGGTGTCCTGGCCGGAGTTTAGCGGGAACACGTTGCGCGTCACCGCGTAGATCATGAGCCGCTGGGCCTTCCAGGCGTCGAGCATGGAATTCAATACGTTGAAGCCCTCGGTCACTTGTTCGGGTGATGGGCCACGGCCAGGGGCGCCCATGACGTGGGCGATGCGGAGTGAGGTGTTGATGAGAGCGGAGACTAGTAAGGGCATGAGAAGACTGAATTAAGAGAAAGATGATTTCTTCGGGGTGAGCCAGGCGTCGCAATCGGCAACCCGCCGTTTGCGCCTGTAGACAGGTGCGGGGTAGTTCCTAAATCGGTCCGCGGGCGTTGAAATCGAACGCCAAGCCCCGGCGACGCTTACCCGAGAAGCGCGCCGGAGTTTTCAGGTGAATGGTATCGCCGATTTTGAGGGACGAAGAACTGGCGGCGTCGTAGGTTCTGAATCTCTCCTCAGGGGCCATCTGAAGCCGCAACCGCGCCTCGCGTTCTTCTTCCCGATTCTTTACCAGCACTCCGCCTTTGGCGTGGTCCTCCGGGTCGCGCGGCTCCGGGTAGACCCACTTGGGGAATTCCTGGTCAACGCGAGCCGCTTGCTCTGGTGCTGCAGCCGCTTGCTCTGGCGCTGCTTCCTGGAACCGTGAGCGGCGGTGGGCTAGTTGCGGATTCGCGGCGGCAAAGATGTCGGCGAAAAGGGGCGTTTCCTCGGCTGGTTCGACGTGTGGAAACTCCACAACCGGCTGTGCGCCGCCGTACTCGCCGAGCTTCTGAGTGAACATCTCAGCCATTTTCAGCGCTGCGGAACAGATGGTTGCTCCATCTCACTTTCGCCGGATCGGCTTTTATTTCGTCGATCTTGGCGCGCACCGCGTCAATTCCACTTTTCATGGGCTCATTGAACAGGCGAAACAGAGAGAGCGCATTGTTATAGAAAGAGACGCCCTCACCGTCCGTTCCCCAGCAGGAGCCCAGGCCGCATAGTGACGCGAGAGCCTCCAGGCTTGCGCCGGGCATGGCTTGCGGATTCCAGTGCTCTACGATCCAAGCAAGCTCCGATTGTTCTGCTGCTCTGGCCTCGGCCTTGGCTTTCAGTTGCTCGATGGCGTCAGGTTCGGCTTTACGGACTAGCGTCAGCACTGGGGCATCGAACCACGAGCACTCGCCGCCGTCCTCGGTGAATATGAGGGAATAGTGTTGCCGGAGATATTCTGTATTAGGACCATTGCTGTCGCCGTAGAGATCGCTGTACGAGCCCAGTACAAGCGCCTCTCCCTTTCTCCAGCCACTCGAGATTACGAGGTCGCCGCGCTGAAACTTCTGTGCGTGGGTTAACATGTCAGCCGAGGTCATCCCTCAAATTCCGTTCGAGGACGTCGAGTGCCTGCTCTTTGATCTGTTGTGGTGTGATTACCGAACCGTAGTTCGCTTTCACCATCCCAACTGCCTCGCAGGCCGCCCAGAGTTCGTCGCCATCAATCCAAAGGAGCATTCGGTCAACGAGTGGATCGGTAATGCGGGCATCAACGAAACGCTTGCGCACCTCCTCCTTTAGCTTCTGCGTTGCGTCGTAGGTCACATCCCTTCACCCTCTTCGCAGTCGATGGTCACCTTCACACAGGCGATACGCGGTTCCTCGTAGATGCGCCCTTCTGGCTTGGTGAGGTGTAAAAAGATGCTGCCGTCCTTGAAGACGTTGATCCACACGTCCCGCTTGATGCGACGCGGCATGTTGACCAGGTCGAGGGTATCCAAACCCGAATAGTATTCGCCCCGCCCCGTCCATCGGCCCAACTGCCACTCGCCGGAGGTTGGCTTAGCAATAGACCCATGTATTGGATATGCCCCACCAGCATCCGTTGCGTAGATCCGCACCTCGCGTCCGTCCCGCGTGCGCATATGCTTTGAGAGATCGAGCGTCGGCTTCCCTGGCTCTCCCTTTGGGCCGGGGCAGTCGGTTCCCCCGGCATAGTAGATACCGCAGTTCTTGCAGCGCGCCGTGTCCACGATGGTCCATTTGTGGTCCAAGTGTGTAACGACGCATGGATTGGAGTCTGTGATCCATCCGTTGTCACGGAGTTTGCCGCAGTTCTTGCAGCGCAGCTCCTCGATCGTGGTCCAGTCGTGTTTCACGCGGTACCCTCCAGGCGCAAACGGCGGATCGTCGGGGGCCGCGCCTGGCTCGCCCCGAAGCAAAAAGCATTTGTTTGAAGCTGGCGCCCACCCATCACAGGAAGCCTTGGAAGTTCCGGCTGGAGAAGAGAAAACAGTTAATTAACTATTCCGAGGACATTCAGCCGAACTGAACGGCCCTAGATCCTTGCATCCATTCACCGTGCAACCTTACCATTTGTGAAACCTTACAACCTGGAGCCTGTAAAAACCTTGAGCCTTGAAGTTTTGCCAACTGCCCCCCAGGAGGGCTTGCAAATTCATTATAATGAACGGGCCGATTCATTATCATGAATTCAAGCGCCCTTGGGGGGCAGCGGCTGGAGTCTGAAACAGGATTTGAACCTGCGACACCTCGATTAACAATCGAGTGCTCTACCGCTGAGCTATTCAGACACTTGAATTGCCATCAAGTGTTTAGTCTCGATCGCGAGACCAGCGTCCCATCTTTCCCGGTTTTTATCTCTGCGTGTCGGGCGTGAATTGTCAAAGACCAAAAATCTGGAACTTCTTTGCTTCGGGGTCTCGACTAGAGGCCCGCACACGTTGCGGCCTTGTCTGCAGATAATCTCAGGCCCTTATCTGCGTCTCTAGCCAAGTCAATTGCCCTCACCCCTGTTCGTTTGCGCCTGATCTCTCGACGGTTCCGAACGCAAACGGCGGATTGGACCACAGGCCGCTGAGGATACTCAGCCTTGTCCCCGGATAAGCAGGGACCTCCCGCGTGCCAATGGCCAGCGACAGCTACTCACCCCGAAGTCATAAAAAAAAACAGCGCTACAGCCCTATCACATCCGTGACGGCATTGGTAACTTCTAATTGCGCATCGATGAGTGATGGCTCATCGCGGTAGAGCGCGACTTTCTCATCCCGTGTCGCGGGATCGTAGTAGCGCCGGATCTTAACATCCACTGTCTGGCCAGCCGACTGCTGCGCTTTGCCTTCCCGCAGGTTGCGGTCGGTGAGCGAAGCCCAGATGGCCTGATCGAGTTTCGCCAGGTCGCGGCGACGGTGGACCCATTCGGCGATCGACTTCTTGATATGGTGGCCACCCAGCTCGATCGAGACGGTAGTCTCGATGTTGGTCTTCTGGATCGCGACCCGCAGCTTCAGGATGCGCTGCACCGAATCCGTGTACGACTGGATCCACTCATCCACCTGGCGGCGTTGATCGGGATACACTGCGGTCTCGAAATCGAGATCCGCGCAATGTAGCGCTACCTTTTTCTGGAGATCGGCCAGCTTCTCGGCCAGCCGCTTGATCTCCTTCATGGCCTCAATGATCTTCATTGAAGTCCAGTTTAGCGCTTATTTTCCTGCTGCTGCGCGCGCCCTGGCGTTCCGGCTCGGCGTGCGGACTGGCGCGGTCTCGGGTTCCGCCGTTTCCGGTTCCTCGGTTGGCTCGATTTCAGGGGAGAAGTGACCGTGCTTCTTATGCCAGGCGGTCTCTTCCGCTTCATTGCGCACGAGGGTTTTGCCGGAGGCGTGGTCGTCTGGGTCCGCGTTAGGAGCGGTTAGCCATTTGGGAAATTCTTGGAAGACATACGGGGGCTTGGGGGGGCGTTCGTCGAGGTTCATTATAGTTCCTTTTTCAAGATTTGGATTGCTTCGGGGTCGGTCAGAAGTCGCTATCGGCGGGCGTTCGTTTGCGCCTGTTCAGGCCGCCGCTTTCATTCAATAAAGTGGCCCATGTGCTCACAGACGACTGACCGTGGTGGCGCGAGAGCCGGATCCAGACCGAGTAAACTCCGCGCGTGCGTCAGCGACTCGGGCGTTACCCTCCAGGATTTTCCGGGGCAGTCCAGGTTAGGCTCAGCGGTCACGTATACCCAGACTGCAAACGGGTACGCGGATTGATTGCGAGCGGGTTTGGGTCCGCATATAGAACAGCCGTGTTCAACGAGGAATTGGCGCGTGGATGCTGCCGCCTCTTTGGTTGAGATCATGCCGTCGAGCGTCACGCTCCGCATCCCTTGGTTTCTAGTGCGCACCTACACAGCCTTCGCGCTTCGGCGATGGATTGCTCGGCGGTATCAAGGGAGCCATCCGCCGCGGCGCGGGCTGCGTCTTTGAGATTCTGCACAATCCCGCGCGTGAGCTGCTCGATGAGCGCGTGCCTGTAGTGCTTGTGGTCGGGATCGGGAACTAGTGTGAGGTCCGGCATCAGTGTTTGCTCCAGTGAGATCCGGGCTTGCCATCGCTCGATCTATTGTCGCCTTTCGGCATATGCCCTGAGCCGCCGAGTATGCGGTCGGCCTTGGCGTCGATCGAAGCCTTCTGCGCCGGGGTGATGTTTCCCGCGCTCTCCTGCTGTGAGGCGCGTGCTTTGGCATTGGCCGCATGACTAGCGTCCGGCATGGGATATTTTCGTTCCGCCGGCAGACCGAACGTGGAGGCGGGGAGCTTGTTGCGTTCTTCGGCGTGTAGTTTTGCCATTTGTATTTTCCTTTGGATTTGCCGGGCGCGCCGAAGTTCAGGCGCAAACGGCGTATGGTCGAGAGAAGAGCCGGGCTGACCCCGAAGCTAAGTGATTTGACTCAAATCCGTAAATAGTTGTTGGTAGTGAAACCCACTTGGCGCGACCCCATTGGCTGCAATAAAGTCTTTTGAGAGGATTGCCCAGGCTTCCGAACCATATAGTTTCAAGAATCTCCAGGTGGCATCGTAGATCGTGGCCCAGGTGACGAGCTGCGTCCCCGCGTGGTTCTGCTGATCGACTCCATATGCCACGAGCGGTACACAGTGGCCGCCCCAGCTTCCCGGAGCGCCGTCGCCTGTCGTGTCCTGTGGGACATCCCATACCGGGCAGCCATTTATGCCGGGGAAGGTCTGTTGCGCCGTTATAGGAAGATTGAGACCGACGAAACAGCCGCCAAACAGCCAGATGGCCTGCTTGACCTCGGCCTGGTTCGTAATATCGACCGAGACAAAGGCATCAATCTTGTGGCCGCCGATTCCGGTGTTGCGCCAGTACTTCAGTGCGTCCAGCATGACGCAACCGTTGTCGGTCGAGGGATCGCCAGCAACGTAGCCGCTGACATCCTCGTAGGCTGCGAGGATTTGATTTTCACTCGGGGTGCAGAGGCTTTCGGCGTTTGCGGTCCAGTCCTGGATCAAGTGCCCAGCGGCGGCGATGACGCAGTCGCCCAATTCGTCGTTACCGAACATAGGAAAAGCTGGGACCTTGCCGGCATACCCGGAGTTTTCCGGGGGCGCCCATAGCCCGGTCAGGTACTTGCCCAGTTTGAGCGTTCGCTTGTCCGTTCTGGCCGGCTTTCGGCCCAGTTTGATAGGACCGTGAACCGGGTGCTGGAATGTCGGTAGGGTCACTTGTGGTACTCCGATTTCTTGCGGGTCTCGCCAGGTTTTTCAGCCGCTGCGACTGGCGGCGAGAGGATTCCATCGGGCGGCCCGAATGGGGCTGTCGTACGGCCGCTCCAGTTCGCGGCAATATGCGCATCGGCGCTTTCGAGGTGATAGCCAACAATCTCCGGAATGAGCGATCGCTTCGCGCGGGGCCACTGCATGGCGAATACGGTGTCGGTCCGGCCTGCGTCGGAGTGTTGCTCGGGATAGGTCAGCCTTCCACTCGCTGCGTGCCACAACTGGAAGAAGCCGAGCGGGATATAGCCCCAGCCCTCCGCTTCCACACAGAGGCGCGTCCCCAGCGGAAACTTGTCCAGGTGTACGTAGCTTCTCGATTCGTGCTGCAACTGCGGCAGGCTCATAAAACGCCGCCATTGCTGGTAGTCGCGGCAGACGTGACGGTCGATCCCGTACAGGAACTCAGGATCCGGATTCATAAACTCCAGGAATTTGCGTGTGAGCGGAGGGAGCAGAATATCGGCGTCCATGTGCAGCAAATAGGCATCGCGATCAAGGGCTTCCAGCCCCACATTGATCCCCCTGCCTTTGTAAAAGCTGCCCCAGCGCGTTTCGAAAAGGTCGGTCGGAATGCAGGTGACATTCCAGTACTCGCACACGCGGCGCGTGGCCTTGTCCTCGGGGGCCGTGACCACGACGAGCTTGTCGAATAGGACTCTGTTGTGGCAGAGGGTTTCCGCGAGGAAGTCGGCGTACCCAACCGACGTAACTACACACTCAATTTTCATTCAATGCCTGGCTTAATGCCCGGACCAGTGCGATTTTCCGCTGCCCTCGTGGGCGACGTGGTCCCGCTTGCCGCTGCGCTTGACCGCGTGGTTCTCGGGGTACTGCTCGGTGTTGGGCTGGGTGTTTGAGTTGCCGGTTTGCACATCTGGCTTGATGGGCGGCTCTTGGGTTGTGCCATTGTTCATGGTGTCGTAGTCGTTTGCGTTTGATGGGATTTTCATGGTTTGCTCCAGCGATAAAAGTCTTGATTGCTTCGGGGTGAGTAGTGTGCGCTCTGGACTAATCAGCGTTTGCGCCTGAACAGGAGGGACTGGCCATTGGCAAGCGGTATCCCGCGGCCACCGGCCAGGAACAGGCGCAAACGGCGGATGGTCGAGAGCGCACGCTACCGACCCCGAAGATAAAAGGAAACAGCTTGTGTTAATTGAAGAAATTCAAAGCGACGACTGCTCTTCTTCCCTTATTTTTTTCGCTTAGCATAATTCGGTTTCCGTATTCACTGGGAAGATGTGCAGATTGACCCGGTAACTCGTCGCGACGCCGGCGAGGGCGTCTTCTGCCTCCTCGCGGGTGGCGTAGTAGTAGAGGTGCTTGGCTAACCGCAAGGCTTCTACCCGATTCCGCGCAAGTGTAAAGACCACAGGAGGCAGCGCGCCATGCTTGGGTGCGATCTGTTTAGGGGGAACCACCTTGTCTCGATTCTACGCGACTTCGGAAGTGATGACCTGACTCAGGCGGGATCGTAGGTCACAAGTACAGTATTGCCAGTCGTCCCGTCTATCCACATTTCAGAAATGTTGATTGCGGCATCGGGGTCGGTGTCGGAGTAGCTGCCGCCAGGGGTGTTGACATCGGCTGCTTTTACGAGCTCAGCGATCAGTTGGCCGGCGGTTCCGATCGCGGGCGCTCGGCCCTGACCGGCCTGGAGCACGTAGCCGGTTCCGCCGCCGGCATTCGGGAGCATCTGGATGAATAGCCGCTTTACCCGGAAGAAGGGCACAAAGAACGTCGAGCCGGTGGGCGCTAGCGTGCTAGTCCAGCCTGCCGTGGCCATGGCTGCGGCGGAAAGACCGGAGTAGAGATTGACTGGTGCTCCGTTGGTGAGGGTGAGGGTAAGAGAGATTTTCATTTTGAGTCCGCGTTAGAGGATGAAGAAGGTTTCTTCGGGGTCAGCAGCCAACGCCCTCGTCGATCAACGTTTGCGCCTGTTCAGACAGCACGGAAGAACGGGCGCAAACGGCGGATCGCCGGGAGCAATCAACTACTCACCCCGAGAAAAGGCTTTAGAGTTAGCCTAATACGACGGAAAAAATGACGCTCCATCCCAGCATTCAATGAGTGTTTTACCCACTACTGCTGTAGATGCCAGCCCTATATTCCCGGCGGTGGTGGTAGTGAAGATGCCGCTAGGAATCAAGTACAGGCATTGTCCCGCCTGCATGTTGGCTGGAACCGTGATGGTAGCGATGGCCGTGGTTCCCGAGACGTGGAACACTTCCACGGTCGGAGCGATGGTGGTGGCCGAAGCGATCGCCGCGGCGACAAGTTGCGCCGTGGGCGAATTGGTGTAGTCAGTGAACGTGGCCCACTGGTTGTTGGCGTTGCAGCCCCACATATTGCCCGTGGTGTAAACGATCCAGGGAGCGACAGACGGCGTGACGGTCGAGGTGCCCGTGGCCCCTCCGCATCCGCCCGAGGGATCGAAGTTATGGAAGTAGCCGGGAGGGCCAACCCATACGACGGCGCCCGAGATGTGCGCGGTGGCGATAGTCCCCGAGTAGCCGCGTTCCACCGTGATGGTGGTCGAATTGACGCCATTGACGCGCATCAGTTCGCGATCGACATAGAGCAGGGTGTAGTTGGGGGCGGTCGAGGCAGCGCCGCCGAGGCCGCCCTGCGAGATAGCGACCCCAGGGGCGGTGATGCCGGTTGCGGAAGCGACGACGACGAAGCCTTTAGAAGTATTGGCGCTGATGCCGGCCGAGAGCGTGGTCTGGGTCATGGCGGTCTGGCCGTACATGACAGCGTTGATGGCGCTAATCGCCAGCAAGAGGGTGAGTGAGCGAAGGATGTTTTTCATGGTTGTAGTTTTTCCTTGTGTTTTTCTTGGGCTTCGCGGCTTAGCCCGGAATTCTACAGGCCAATTCTGGACGCAGAGTCTTACAGCCTCCGAGCACATCGAGACGCGTGATGCGCCGGTTGGTGCCCATGATGAACCCGCGGGTCAGGCGCATACTGAGCCCGATCTTGGGATTCGTTACACGTTCGGACCAGTCCAATCCACCCGGTGTCTCAAGCTGTACGACAACCAGCGTGAAAGCATCCCTGTGAAATGCGAGGGCCTGTGGAGAGCTGACCGCCGACATCGCCGTGATGGTCGCGGCAACCGTCGAGTTCCAGATCTTGATCGAAGCGGAAGCGGCCGGCAATGCCGCCACGGTCTGGAACGGGTCCGTGGGGTCGGCGGAAATGGGCGGCGAGATGTTGACGGTCGCGGCGCCGGCGCCGGAACCACTCGTCACATCCGCAGTCACCACGAACGTGCGCAGTACGCCCGTATCGCGATAGCTGATGGGATTGACAGAATTCACCCCGAGGATCGAGATGATGTCGCCGCGATTCAGCACCTGGGTGGACGCGGTCCAGCCGGTGGTGAGAATCGAGGAGCCGCTCTGATTGGCGGCGGTGGTCATGGTTGGAACCGAGAGCGTGAAGGCGCCGGTGGTAAACCGGGTCACGTTCTGGTCCATCGACCATTTGAAGCCCAGCCCGATACCCATCGTTCCCGAGAGGTACTGCTCGGAGATGGTCTTGGGCGGGTTGAATAGCGCCGCGCCGAACTCAACCGCCGCCGCTTCCATTTCGGGCGATACGGTCAAAGCGCGGAGTTTCCCGACGGGAGCGCCGGAATTGGAAAGCTGCACGCCCGCCGAGGTGTAAACCGTGCGGGTCGTTGGCGTGACACCGGGCTGCGTGCCGATCGCCAGGTTGTAGACGTCGGCGTAGAGGTCGAGTACTTCGCCGTCGATCTTGTTGGCTATGGTTTGGACCGCAGGTTCGATGTATCTTTCACCGAATCTGTCGATCGTTAAAGTGAGGTCCTGGTCGGAAACGTCGAGATCACACCTGAATGTTCAGTTCGGGGCGTTAGGCCGAACCCGTGGCCAAAAAGCCACCGCTGCACGTCACCGTGCACGAGCGGACCATGTCACAACCCCCAGGTTTCCCCGTGGGTTCTTCCCATTTCGGCTCACTTGAGCCTACGAGCTTTCGCTCTGGTCTCTGCGCCTTCTCCACGCTGCTCTGTGGAGCTTGGTTCACAGTTGTCTTCCGGATCGTTTCCATGGATTGAAAGAGATTCTGTGAGTTAAGGAAGTTTCTTCAATGGCGATTGCTCGCCAAGGGGGCTAGTTGATCCAACCCCACAAACGATTGATCGTGATGGGGACTGCGGTCTCGCGGATGTCCTCGGGCTGCGCGGCATCGCCGACGCGGCCACGAAACCTGACGGGAATTCTTCCGTTTACAGTGTCGTTGACGTTACGATAACTTCGCTAGAGATTATCGGAGCTTGCTCAGTTGAGCAAGGCTTGCTCACCTTTCGATGAGGACCAGACTATATCATCGCCCCGAAGGGCGTCCCGCGCTTCCGGCCGCTCGGCCGTACTCCCCGAAGGGATAGTCGTTGAACCTTCTCATCGCTGAGCTTGGCTGCTGATTGCCCTGGCGTATTGCGCTTTAGGTTTCCAGCAATTCACGGGATTTACAGTCAGGATCACTCCTGACAGGGGCTACACTATTAACCCGATTTTGTTGCCGGGTAGGGCGAAGTCCTGATCGAACTCGCGGTTCACGTTCTTGAATTGGACCAGGTTGTTTTCCAACCGCATGAGCGAGTTCTGTAGAATCGCCACAGGGTTGAGTAGTTCGTTTGCCATCTTGCCTTTTTTGGTTTGGCGATCACCGCACGCGCGGGACGCCTGGGTTGAACAAACTGCAAAAACGATTTACCGCGTTGCCTCTTCGGCTTCGTACATGCGCCGGTACACGTCGGGATCCAGCGCCTTCAACTGCTGGGCATTCAGATCCTTCAACGAACGGCGCGCGGTCGTGCCGCGGCTGCCCACGGGCCTGATGGGCGTGGACTTCGCGGTGTAAACGGGGGCAGGAACCACAACAGGAATCGGGCGCACTGGTCTCGCAGCAGCCACAGGTTCCACATGGATGGGGTCCTCGGGTACTTCTTCCGCCTGGGCGCCAGCTTCAGCATCAGCCAGCGCTTGTTGCTCCTCGGCGGTTAATCCGGCAAATTCTTGAGCTTCAGCCTCAGCCGCTTCCGTAGCCAGCTTCAGCGCAATGTTTTCAACTTCCCGATAAGCCAGGCTCAACAGGCGGCGCTGCTCAAACTGGGAGCTGCCAGCTTTTTGCATGGTCGCGTCATTAATGCGCTTCAGCTCTGCGTCGTGTGTCGCGAGGTAGTACAGCACTTCGCCGCCTGCGTCCGAGTCCCTCACGGCGAGCGTGAGAGGGCCAGAGAAGGGGCGATTGTTGTTTTCCGGTCGCTTCAGCACTTCGGGAAAATCAGGGTGTTCCGCTACAGCCGCGTCAAACTTGGTCTTCCAGCGCTCGGTTTCCGCTGCCTGCTCGGCTTCCGCTGCGGTGCGGGCCTCGCGGGCGGCAGTCGATTGACGCTCAGATTCCTCGCGTTCGCGCGTTTGCCGCTCGGTTTCTTTCTCGATCCTCCGGTTATCGCGGTAGGTCCAGCCTGCTAATGCTTCGATGAATTCTTCGTAGCTTGCGAAGTTCTCGAGGGCGGGCTTGCCTTCCGCGGCCGGCGGTTTGACTGCTTCCGGTTCGAGCTTCTTAACAGGTTCCGGGGCTTTTTCCACTAGCGGTGCAGCAGCTTGTGTAGTGGTTTTGGCTGCCAGTTCCCGTTTTAGACGCTCGTTCTCAGATTGGAGATTGACTATTTTCTTTCTGAATCCGCCCAATTTTTTATGAGGGACTACCGGAACTTCTTTTCCTTCCGGGTCTTGACCATCGGCACTCTCCAATTCCGTACCGTCCGGGGATAAGTTCGCCTGATCGGTCGCGGGGTCTGCGGCTGCTGGCTCTGCAACAGCTTCGGCAGTTTCAGGGTCCGGCTGATCGTTGACGGTTTCTGTGTGGACGTCGTTGAAACCTTCGTCCAGAATCTTCTGGATCGTTTCGGCGGATTGGGTGCGTGAGGTGACGATTAACTCGGGTAGTTCTTCGGTGACGCGCATGAGTGGTATGGTTCCTTTGATACAGGCCGCAGATCCCTAATTTCTTAAGGCCAGGTCTGTTGGGTTGGGATTAGGATTCCAGAAAGATAAAAATGCTTGTTGCTTCGGGGTCAGACACAAACTGCTTTCAGCCCCCAACGTTTGCGCCTGATCTGTCAGAATAAGAAGCATGAGATCAAGTTCGGATGTTCGCAGGAGAATAAAGGTGGCCCGGAACGTTGTGAGACGGTTCGTTCGCCATACGCCGAATGCAAAGATCGTCGAGCTGCTCGATGCGGCACGTCAAGGTAAGGTCACGTGCTTTAAGGCTGGGACCTGCCTTGTGGATAGCGTCTATGGGCGCAGGGCGTGGATGGACAGAGCTGGCTTCCACTTTGGTCAGACGACTTACCATGCCTGGGTCTTGCTTGGTTTCAGGGGGAATGAGAGATCCTTTTCTATCCTGGCTGGAGGAGACGATCGTCTGCGCAATCGGAGGCTGGTGCCTATCATTCTCGCGGAAGTGAAGCGGCGCAACGCTATCCATTGGCATTCCCCGGCAGTTGGGCTGGCCGGCCCTGCAGGCACGACCGTACTCGTATCTTGGCAATAGTCCCACGCACCCATGTGGTTATTGTTCCCCTTGTGGCTGGCCCTGCTGTGCCTGCGCCTGTTGCTGTTGCGTAGCCATATCCTGCTGGTGCTGCTGATCGGTCTGCTGCATCCCCTGCTCGTGCTGTTGCTGTTGGTCGGCCTGCTGGGATTCCGCCTGGATGCCGACGTTGGCTTGCAAGAGATCGAGGCGATGCTTGATGGAACCAAATTCCAAGGCCGCGAGCTTCTGGGCTTCGGCGCTCTTAGCTGACAGCTCGGCGACGACGATATTGGTCGCGTTGTTCTGGCTTGCGATGCGTTCGCGGCTCTCGAGATCCAATTGCTTGGTCTCGATGATCTGGCTTAGCTTGTGAAGCTGCTGGGTCATCATCTGGATCATGGTCTGTTGCTGCTGCATCTGGGCCTGGACCTGCGGTGGAACGGGGTCTTGGTCGCCGCTTTGTGCGACACCAGGGGGCATCAGGCGATCGGCGAGCTCCTGGGCTTGCGGGATGTCCAACATGCGAACCAGGATGTCAGCGCCGCGCGCCATCACCTGGGGCATGGCTTGCGCGAGTTGCATGAGTTGATCGGCGCCCTGCTGACGGCGAGAGGCGTAGCTCGGCCCGGTGCCGATTGTGACGTCGTAGCGCGCGGGCCGGTGGTTGATGCCGATTTTGAAGATCCTCTGGACCGCGCCTTCCTTAAACATCTGGTTGATCTTGATCTGCTTCACCGTTTGGTCCGGGTTCACGATGTTCATGACCCGAGGCTCGGAGTAGACGTAGGGGATCAAGTCCAGCTTGATTCGCGCATCGTGCTTCATGGCGCGCGCCAGGTTGTCGTGATAATTGAAATGGGCGTTGTCGCTCTGCCTCTGCCGGGCATTGATTGCCACCCCGGACTTCTCCGGGGCGGGAGCGCCTAACGATGGATCAAACGTCGAGAGCGCGGCCTTGGTGTCGTCGGAAGCCGCCCTGATCGCCTGGGTGATCGCCTGGACGGCCGGCTCGGCGTTGATGCGAATCGGGGCCGGGATGGGGTCGTTCTGGTCGCCGATGTGTTTGTATTCGAGGTAGCTGAAGGCTTTGCGGTTCGCGTCCGCCCATGTCGCCTGATGGCCTTCGAGCTGGCCTTCTGCCACGAGCCATTGCGAGATTGGCGCGAGGCCGATGGCTTCGGCTTCCTTCGACCGCATGTAGTCGTATTGCAGGTTGGCATCCTGGGCCATGCGCACCATACCGTGCAACTGGCGTTTGCCGTCCTTGATGATTTCGCGCCCCAGTACCGGTACGAGCGGTATCCACTTACCCGGCCAATCGACCTTCTCGATGATGCCCATGCCGGTTAATTTCGCCATTTTGACCGTACGCTTCTCCACTTGCCGCTCACCCAACTGGCGCATACCATCGGGGACTTTGTTCTTCGCAACTACCTTCCGGTTATCGAGAAGGACGACGGTTTCCAGGTCGGTTTCGACATACCAGTACTCCGCCACTCGCACGGCGCCGTTCGGGAACCACTCGGTCCGGACTTTGTCGCCGGTTGCCGAGAAATCGGCGAGTCCCGCTGCATGGGCGTCGGGGTACAGGTCTTCGAATACGTCCTTGTCGATGTCCTCGGTGACAAAGCAATAGCGCATGTCCGAGTAATCGAACTGGTCTGCGGCCGGGTCCGGATAGACACAGAACGGGTTTGCGATGCGGCCGACGACGATCTTCTGCTCAAACGAGTCGTCTGCTTCGTACTCGAATAGAATCCTCCACCACGCCCGCCCGATCTGCACCGCAGGCTCGTAGGCGCTCATGTAGGCGATTTCGGCCGAGGAGTCCTGATCGATGTTGCGTAGGATGCCTTCCAGAATTTCCGCGGTATCTTTATCGGCGCCGGCGCCTACCGGGGAGATCCGCGCCTCGGGCGGCGATTGCCGCATGTCGTTGATGACTTGATCGATACTCGGGCCGATCTTGTCGAACACGAGACAGGGACGCCCCTGACGCTCGGCCTTCATGACCGGGTCCCAGTGGTCGCCCGCGAGGAAGTTCAGTTCGCTTTGGGCTTTGATGCGCCATTCCGATTCGTAGGATTGGACGGTGCGGAATCGCTCGAGCGCCTGGTCGTGCAGGTCCTGATCGGCTTCGGAGACCGGTGCATCGCCCGATTTCACGCGGCTCGCAATTCCCACGGCCATCGGTTGGCGCACGCTTGCACTGGTGGCTACGGTGGCTAGGGATTGTTGGGTATTAGGAGGAGAAGGAGACAAGGCGAATTACTCAGAAAGGGGAAAAGCAGTTGATAACCGACACAAAGACAGATGATTTCTTCGGGGTCCGTGGTCGATTGCCCTCCGCGCTCGACGTTTGCGCCTAGAGGGTCTAAACTGTCAGATATGCCTTGTTCCGACTACCACGATCACGGGCCGACCCCAGAAGAGGTCCGCCGTCAGGACATCATGTGCCGTCTGGCGTGCGAGTACTGTTCGACGCTAAAGACCACGGGTAAGGAAATTCCGCTCTACGCGCGAGAGTGGTGGCAGCAGCACGAACGTGACGATAAGGCTCGAATTGTCACAGAAGCGAAGCGCGAGCGCGTGCCTCAATTGGTGCGCTCCGGCCTTGCAAAACTGACCCCGAAGGAGTGCGAGGCGCTGGGCCTGCGGAAATTCTGACCTTTATGAGTACCCCGTTGTATCCAGTTCCTGCGCATGCCGCCGCATCCGGCTGAACATTGGGACGCGCGTGCCGGTTTTATTGCCCAGCCACACCGATTTCGCGGTATGGGCCACGTGGTTGGACATCGCCTGCAATGCGCCTGGGTTTTTGAACACGAAAGATTTCGTGGCCTTTATTGCGTTCGGCCCCGAGCCGAAGTGGTGCGTGGCCGTGAATCCGTTCGCCGCGGGGTGAATATGGATCGAGGTCAGCTTGGGCGCGTGGACCGACAGCACCTTTGGAGGGTGCGGAGGCTTGGCGATAGCTAGCGTGGTTTTGGGTAGAGGCGCGAACATTTAAGTTCTTCCGTTTCCTTTTTTCTTCGGGGTCGGCCCGGAACTGCCATGAGCCTCCAACGTTTGCGCTCGGTCCTTTGGTTTGATACTAATCAAAAGCGAGGAAAACACAGAAATGGACAACATCCCCTTGGAGGAAGTAATTGCGCGTGTCTGCCACGCCGCTAATCGGGCCTACTGCGAGTCCATGGGCCACAATTCACAGCCGCCGTGGGACGAGGCGCCCGAATGGGAGAGAAGTGTGGAAATCCGGGGCGTGCAACTTCATTTAGCAACCCTCAAAGCTGGTGAAAAGCCTGGGCCTGGGACGTGGCACGAGAAGTGGATGGAGAAAAAACGTCGCGAAGGATGGTGCTACGGCCCGGTGGAAGATGCGGTTACGAAGCGTCATCCTCATTTCCTGCCTTATGTCGATCTGCCTATGGAGCTGCGGATGAAAAACCACATCTTTGTCGGTATCGTCGGTGGATTTTTCGAAGCGCTGGAGAGTTTCAGGAGCTAGGAAGTGGAAACTCTGGATCGAGCACCCATCCTTTCAGCACACGGCATCCATCGGCCCTGATTCGGCTGACCTCGAGGCCAAGCGGCAATTCTTCGCCGTAGTCGATCCTTACTAGCGCCAGCTGGTGGGCGTCAATGAATACAACGTTGTGCTCAATGGAATAGAATTCCGGCACTTGTCGTCGCTCAGTGGTTTGATAGAGTCCGGCCGGCAGCGTGTCGAGATCGTAGCCAGGTGCGAGCGCCTGGCGCGCAAATTCCCGCCCTCGCATCTACGCCGCCTTGGGTTTTTCCTTACCCTGCGCGGGCTGCGTTTTGACGCTCTTGGCCGGCGCGGCAGCATCTTTTTCCTTTGACTTCGGTTTCTTGCCGCCACCGAAGGTGTCGTTTACGTGCGCTCCCAGGTCCTCCGAGTCCATGAACACTTTGCGTTCCGGCTCGGGGAAGGGGTCGTCTTTGGAGGTGGGGTGGTGGTGGGTCATGGCGACGAAACCGTTGTCGGCGGGTTCGATTTCCATGCGCCGTACCCCTTTATGGGCGGCTGCTGGCTTGCGGGCTGAGGCTGTGACTACTTGTTGCATGAGGTGTGTTTCTCCTTTGAGATTTGGGTGAAGATGATTTCTTCGGGGTCAGACAAGACTCGCTCTCGGCCATCAACGTTTGCGCCTAGAGGGTTTAAACTGAATTCAAGAGTCCCACTATGAATCGCCGCCACTTCTTCGCGCTGGTTGCCGCTCTGTTCACGGGCCGGAAGGCGCTGGGCGCGACCCCGACTCCTGAGGCGTCGGTGGTCGAATACTCTTATCACCTTGTGAATGCGATGCCCGCCAACTTTCATCACTGGATAAGCCCGATGAAGCAGATGGGCCCCGAGTACTTCTTCTGTGATGGAAGCGACATCTATGTTTGGCCGCCGTTGCGGAGGATCACCGAAGAGACGAGGCCCGCGAACAGCAGGAAGAAGCCAAGCGGCGGAAGATAGTCGAACTTCGACGCGCTGAAATTACGAGCCACTGACGATCGGCTTCTGCGCGACCGGGTGCTCGCGACCCTTCGCCACCTGGTGGATCGGGACTACCTGCCCGTTCTTCACATGGTGGTAGAGCGCATCCGGGTCGTTCAGGGCAGATGACAACAGGTGGTACGGCCTGCCCTCGGGATCGTGAATCACGTGGCTCCCGTCGGTGGGAAGATGGCAGTGCTCGAGCAGCTCCTGGATCGACGTGTGCTGTTTCACTGTCGCGGTCTGCCGCTTCTTGTGCTCGCCGTATTCCAGTTCGATGCGCTTCGGCGTGAAGATCTCAGGTTCTTCCTTCTTGGCTGCGCCTTCTTCAGCCAGGGCGTCACCGAGCGTCGCGGCGTCCTGTTTCAGCTTAGCGCCCGATTCAGAGTCAGGGTCAGACGGTTCATAGTCAGGGTCAGACGGTTCATAGTCAGGGTCAGGCGTTGGATCGTTCGGGTCTGGAACAGCATTTTTGTTGGGCATTCAGGTTCTCCTTATTGGAGTTAAGTCTACTTCTTTTCTTCGGGGTCCGTGGTCATCGCACTGATCGGGCGTTCGTTTGCGCCTGATCTCTCGACCAGTCCGAACGCAAACGGCGGATTGGTGAGAGAGACAGCTACCCCGAAGCCATGATCTTTAGCTTTATCTAATCCTCCAGCACAGCCAACACATGCTGCGTGGTCTCGGCATCTTCGTGGAGGATCATATACTCCTTGCCTTCGAACATCACTTCTGAGCCTGGCCTCTGGAGGTAGAGGATGCGGTCGCCGATCTTCAGCTCCATGGGCCGACGCTCGGTATACAGGTGGCCATCAGCTCCCGTGTGCAGTAGCTCGGTGTTGTTTGATCCGCAGTGTGGGCAGTTGGCTACGGCGTGACCGAAATCATTGGGGCCGCTGACGCGTCGAATTGTGCTCGTGTAAAAAGGATCTCTATGACCACTCACATCGCTACAGTGTCTACACCACAAGCCAATGGCGCGGTCTCCCGGACCCACCGCGATCACCAGGCCGGTGCGGTAATAAACTTCCTCCTGGCGCGCCCGCTCCGGAATCCAGATTGATCCGCGCATCGCCGGCGCTTCGTCTGGGAGCACGAGCACCTGGTCTTCGAGGGGTTCGAAGGTGGCGGGGTCGAAGAATTGCCCCACGTATGCCTCGGTACGCTTATATGTGAATGGCATAACTAAAATCTACTTCATGGCTTCGGGGTCGGTGGGCAGAAACAATCCGCAACCCGCCGTTTGCGCCTGGAGCGTCGAGTACCATTGGAAACCCCGCTCTGCGCTCATTGCTCCGCGGAGATATTGCTCTCGGACTTTTGGTTCGTTCTTCACGCATGCGTCCAGGAAGTCGTGAATGTGTGCAGTAAGTTCCTCAAGGGCCGGGGGTCTCGTCAGCCCAGGCGCAAACGTTGAGCGCGGGGAGCAGCGCCGGGCGGACCCCGAAGTAATCGGCATTGCGTTCATCTTGGAGTTAATTCAGCCTCGCGAGAGCTCTCTCAACACTGGTAACCACGGATCGCTGCCAGTTTTGATCGACCATTTGAAAATAAACGCGCAGCGCTTCAGCCAAGCTCATGGTTCGAACGGCGCCGATCGAGGAATAGCCACTGCCGAATAAACCGCACCAGTAAGCTTCTGGTGGTTTGCCAACAGGCAGAATGCGGAGGCTGGGTTTCATCACACACTCCGCGCATACTCCAGGCATCGGCTGTCATCTTGGCGTATCCGCTGCTGCGCCGCCCAGATAAATGCGCCGTGAATCTCGCGATGCGCTTTATCCCCCCGAGGTTTTACGCTCGCGAGCAGCCTCACGTCCTCAGGTTTCATCGCCGCCACCTGGTCGTGGGCGAGCTGAAATACGTCGGTCGGCTCCGGCTCACGAAAGCTGAAGCCTTCCATGCGCACTGGCTCGTACACCCACTTGGCGGAGCCACTAGCGGCTTCGGCTAGAACCGCCTGCGCGGTTGCGGTCGAGAACCGGCTGTCGAGCAGCATCTGGGTGTAAGTGTAGAATAGCCAGTGCGATCGCTGCCATTCCAGCTCCTGAGCGATCAGGCTGACACGGGTTCCGCGCGTGAAGGTTGGATTTTTTTGTCGCATTCGCAGCAGTTTTAGCCGGGTAATTTGGGTTCAGCGGCGACGGTGGCCGCCTCGGTTTCGGCGATTGTCGAGTGCGCGTTGAAGTCCTTGCTCATGACGCCCATGGCGGCAAGGCCGCCTACCATTGCGTATTTTGAAATCGCAACGAGCCAGGGCATATGCACGAACAGCTCCGGGGAGAACACTACGAAACCGAAGCTCGCAGTGATAACGGACGTTACCGACGTCTTCCAGTTCTTCCAGAGGTTCAAACTGAGGCCTCGGCAAGAACCAGTGCCATGGAATACAACTGGCCCGGCGATACCTCGCGCGCCAGGAAGCCGGGGAAGATTCCATCCTGTTGCAGCGCGAGCACGCAGGAACCCGAGCACATCAGATCGTTGCGCTCGTCGGGGAGAAACGGCAGCGCAAACCCGATATCGGCGGCCCAGTCGTAGCCACGGCCGGTCTGAGCCTGCGCCCATGCGCGCACTGGAGCTTCGGGATATTTCGACGGGATCTCGACAAAGTCCCAGAGCTTGTCTGATCCGTCGAACGGCAAAAGGTTCACGGCGGGCGTTTTTTCCGCGCGCGCGCTGAACGCCACACCATCGGTAAACACCAGCTCTACGTGCGAATAGGGGGAATGCGTGCCGTATTCGATGGCAACCGACAGGATGCCGGCGCCTTTGTGGAATGCCAGTTTCATTGGAATTTGCCCTAAAATGGAAGAATCTGTGGCCCTTTGTCGCGGCCAGTGTTCGGGAGACACTGACACAATAAAACACAGATGAGCAATCGCATCGAATCGAACGCGGGAAACAACCTCTTCCCAAAGCCTAGTGGGCGAGCCGTCTTAATCGGGCCGGACGGCTCCAGGGCATTCAAACTTTTGGATGCTGCTCCCGAATCTCAGCCTGGAAGAACTTTCCTTTCGAACCGGATTCCAGAAATCGCTTGACCTTCGCGAGTGGAATTATATGCCTGCTGACTGCGCCGCTATGCCAGTGAATGCGGACCTGGTTGGTTGCGGGATCGTGCTCGATCGCCTGGATCGCAGAGGAGTCTACGGGATGGAAGTTCATGAGGCACTGTCGCCGCGCGCGGCATCAGCCATCCGCTTCTTCCAGTAGGTGACGACAAACTTGACCATGGACTCGCCAGCGATGCCGAGGAGTGCGCGTGCGCGGCTTACCTGCACCTTGACCGTAGCCACCGAAGTGCCAAACCGCTCCGCAATCTCCTGATAGCTCAGGCCCTCCTCGCAGATCAGTTTGATGATCTCACGCTCGCGCGGGCTGAGTCCGCGCTCGTGTTCGCCGGTACGGCCATCCAGGCTGATGCGCGCATCCCCTATCATTTTACCGGCTCGACATACTCGGCGGGCATCAACCGCACGCGGTTCGCGATGATTTGGCCGACGTGATTCACTTTAGCGGGAATCTCAATGTGCGCGAGGCCGTTCTCGATCTTGATGAGCTTGCCGATTATTTCCATGCTCGGGTCGAACGCTGTGGGACCGCGGTAGCGCACGGCATCGCCGGGCCGGAGATGCGGGTGCAGGATGAGATTCTTGACGCGCTCGGCTTCGCCCGCCTGGCGCGCCGTCCACAGTTCGGCTTGGGTTGGGGCTACCATAGATCCATCCAAATAAAAGACGGGGCCTTGCCTGGCAATTGATCGCGGATGGCTCGTTCGGACACTCTGCGCCGACGGCAGGTAGGGCGGAAGCCTAACGTCACGTCATCCAGCTCCGATCCCCGCCTGGCACATGGACAGCCGACGGCCTCGGCTGCGGCTTCGATGTCAAAGTTTTCAGACCCGTGGTGGACAGGACGTACCGGACGCAATCCATCAAATGGTCGTTTTTCTTCACGATCTTGCCCTTCTCGTCCCGATGATAGCGCGAGATCTCGCGGCGAAAGTTCTGAAGATGCTCCTGAACCTTCAACCTCCCCGATACCAGCCGCTCCCACACGATTTGAATGCCGGTCTCGACAGCGTTCTCACAGGGATGGAGCATCAGACCGGCCTTGCGGTAATGCTCCATCAGAGAACGGCCATCCACCTGCGAGCTTTGGAGGCAGCCGGGATCGACTACGCCATGTATCCACTCGCCCCTGGCGCGGATCGCCATCGCGTGGGAAGCTGGCTCGCCGGCGCTTTGATAGTGTTCGTCGTAGAGGACCAACTGCCCGTTGCCGGGATTCTCGGCCGCCCACAAGGCCGCCGTGAGCCGCCAGCCCACATCGAGTGCATAGACGCGCCGCCAGGAGGCGGGAATGGGCGCGGTCTTGATCAGGAAGTCCTCTTCCGGCAGGGGATAGATGGCGCCCGCGCCGAGCGACGGCTCGCCGAGTGTCCGCGCTTTGATCTGGTAGGCGGGAGTCGTGGCAATCAGGATGTCCTTCTCCGCCTGCTCCATGTGCGGAACGTCCTTCCAACCGGCCTGTATCCAGAATTTGTGCGCCGCGGCGCCTTCCTTCGGCTCCAGAAATCCGGTTACAACCTCACTCATGCCCTGGAGCGGCGTGAAAGTGGTGTAGAGAATCCCGCGGGTTGTGACGGTGCGAAACAGGATCTCGGTATAGATGTCCTCCGGAGGCTCTTCGTCGAGCCATGCGAAGTCCAGTGAGACTCCCTCGAAGCTCTTCCGGCCCTGCTCGTAGGTCTTCAGCCCAACGCTCGACCAGGCGCCAGAGACGTGCTTTACCCAGATCGTCTCGATCGATCCGCTGAGACCTGAGCGGCGCGGAAGCGTCTTCACGATCCGGTCCGCCGGGATCATGCCAGTGCCCTGCGCTTCGAGTGTGCCTGCGAGTTTGAACTGCACGATATTGCGAGTGCTCTCCGAGGTCGTGCCGCACGCCCAGCCCGCGGTAGGTCCACTGAAGCGCTTCCCCGTCCACCACACCGGATAATTTCCAGTTAGATGACAGGCGGTCTCGTACGCGCCCGCATCTGACTTCCCGATGCGATTCGCGGCGCAGAATAATCTTTCCTTGTACGTCGCGCCGGCGGCGAAGAATTCGAGCTGCTTCGGATAAAGCGCGCGCCGGCGCGGCCCCGTCTCCGGGAAATATCCCCGCCACTTGTTGCGCTTCTGGAAGTCCAGGGCCGCCTGAATGGTGCCCAGATCGACCATGTCCGGTAAGCTGACAACGGTCACTAGCCTCCCGAGTCCGCAATCGCCTCGCGAATCTGTTGCGCCGCGAGGCCGGGCCACTGCGCTTCCGGCATCCGCACGTACGTCCATGCGTCGAGGCCGGCAATGCGCCACTGCCCGCGCGGCGTCTGGTAGAAATATTGCTCCGCGTTTGCCGAGTAGGGTCCCGTTCCATAGGGATTTTCAGCCTTGATCTGCCCGTTCCCGAACGTTTCAGCCATATACTGGGCCGTCGCCTCGGTCGCAAAATACATGGGATTCAGGCCCGTCGATTGCCCCGTCTGTGAATTGGTTACCGCCGGCACGATGAACGTAGGGACAAACGGAGGCGCAACCGGAGCCGCGCCCGGCGTGGGAGCAGGCGAGGGCGCAGGTCCGGAGATCTCAAATGGTCCCCAGGTGGGGGGCGGCGTGGAATTACTCACAATGTGTTTTCCTTTTTTGCTTCGTGGTCAGTAGACTGCGCTCTCAGCGATCCGCCGTTTGCGTTCGGACCCGTCAAGAGACTCGAGGTGCAGTTTTCCCTTGCATTTCCACTGATTCCCATTTAGACTGTAAAGCGTTGATAGAGCGCAGTTTATGTGAAAATATTTCATTGAACACTTATCGCCCCCCGATAAGTGTTCCGTTCGATTTCCCAATGTTTTGGCACTTTGTCGATTTGCGCTCGGCTGGGCATAGAAAAACAGGAAATCAGCGTTGTCTTTAGTTGCAATATCCAGCTCACGGAAGAAGGTAGTGAGACTCAGCTTCTGCTTTGCGCTCTCATCAGTTTCTGCTTTGCGCCCTCAAGCTCCTCTGCTGTAAATAGCTCCGCGAGCGCCGTAACGGCTACTGGGATCGCTTGGCCGCCTGGTCCGCTCAGTTCTTTGCGATCCACCCAGTCGCCCATCTCGTGCGCCACCTGTTCCTCGTGGAGGCGCATCTCGCGCAGTATCCCGGTATCGACGAGGAACTCTTCTACGACTTGGCTCTCATCGCCCGCGCCGATCGACTTCAGTTGGCAGATAACCAGCCCGGTGCTGCCGCCTGGCGCTTTGCCGGCCAGCTTCGCGGCACGCTCACGGACGACCTGGTCCATGAGTGCGAGCCGCCGGTTCAGCCGCGCGAGGCGAACTTCCTTGACCGCAGCGCCGGACTCCTTCACGCGCTTGCGCCATTCCCCGACCCAGTGGTCCACCTCGCGGGCGAACTCCGGGGTGGCCTTCCAGCGTTGGATCTGCCGCGCGCTCACTCCGAGCCGCTTGCCGATTTCATCGTTCGTCAGGCCGCCGAGCGACACCATGCGCGCGGCTTTGTAACGCGTTTTATCCCAGGCCCAGTCCACGAGTTAGCGCACCCGGGGCACAGACCCCATCGAGCCACTGAAGATGCCGAAGACACTCAGCAGCCACAGCACGACGCAGATGATAACCACGACGTTCAGGAAGTTCTTGATGGGCGGGGCCATCGGAATTAGGGCGCATGTCATTCAAGGTCATCCCACAAAAGCAGCACTATGACGACCAGGGTGATGATGAGACTGATAATCGGCATGGCTTTTTTGTTCCTTTTTCAGACATTCCCATTTAGACTGTAAAGCGGTTGCAATATCCAGCTCACGGAAGAAGGTAGTGAGACTTTTCAGACCTTGGCAGTTTCCGCCGGCAGCATGGGAAGTATGATCGGCGCCGTATCTCCCGGGCTCAAAGCAACGAGTTTGGCCATTCCCTGTCGCAGCAATTCCATGCGAATCGTTTCCATCAGCACCATCTGATGTGTCGCGGCTTGGCGGGCGAGCTCGGCAACCTCCTTGGCGGACGTCACCGCTGTTGCGTTGACAACGGTCGCGGCTTCGAGACGGTTCATTTGGTCCTTCAGGCTCGAGCCGGTATCCGTTTTGAATTCCATCGCCATCGCGAGAAGCACGGGATGCAGCCTGGCGACCACGCCGAGAAAACTAATCAGCTTCCAGAGCGCGGCAAAAATAGCGATTGTGCTTACAGCGCAGCCAGCGACCGCGGCTAAGGTTACCCAGTTCATTCACTCCCTCCCCACTGGCTGATCTTCGCGCGGTGAGCCATCCGCCGTTTGCGCCTGAACTGTTCGCTACCATCTAGATAAGGCAGCGCGAGCGCCGCCGCACGCAGCCCGAAAAAGAAGACGGCAACCACCACGATGACAACAACGTCAGTCATTCTCTGCCCAACCGGTACTCCGCCATCCCCAGCTCGCAGACGACCGACATCTTGCGGCACAGGACTCCCAACCGTATGAGCACCTGCTCATGCGGTAGGCGCCGGTATTCGGCGTCAGACGCGGCCACCCTGATCTCGGCGCGCAGCATCTGGAAGCGTGCAAGCAGTGACTCCGCCGGAGGCTCGTAGTCGCGCGAGAAGGCCGCAGCGAGCTCCGCGGCTTCGCTCTCGTCCTGCGCCATAGATTTCACTGCGCTTAAAGCGGTCATCGATCGCCCGCGTCCTGCCTTCGTTTTGGGCTGCGCCCGCATCGCTGAAAAAGGAGAGTTGCGCTCGGTTCAAAATCGCGATATGCTCTTTCGGTCCGCGTCCCTCGCGAAGGACTACGGCATCACTTATCGATGTCGATAAGTGACTGGCTGGCCGCGCCCGCGCCTCTTTGGGGATCTGACACGGTAAAGCCGGTCCCGCGCCCGCCGAGCGCTACGGCTGTTTCACAGTCGTTCGCGCCAACTCGCACCACGTCGTGATCACGGACCAGAAGCTGGTACCAAGCGGGCATTCCCGCGGGCGCTTTCTTCTGCGCCAGTGGCAGCAGCGTGTTGAGCACCCCGGCTGCTACATTGCCCGTCTTCACCAGCGAGGGCTTCGCTTTTACGACGTCCAGATTCATCAACGCAGCCAGGCCCGCCGCGGCGTAGGAGCCATACGCAAACGCCTGCGCCCAGAACGACTGTGTCTCGACGGTGGCTAGCAAATCGTTGGCTTGAGTGTTGATCAGAAAACCTATACCGTGCGCGGCCAGCTCCTGGTATATCTGGCCCGCCGGAACGTCCTGCTGCCCGCACGCCACAACGTTCCAGACTGTGTAACTTGGCTGATCTTCGCGCGGTGAGTAGGTACGGCTGACCGCGCCAGGCACGGGCATACTGGTCGCGACACGCGGCTCTGGCGGAAGCTTCACCGCCGCGCGACGCGCGATACACGCGGTAAGAGCCAGCAACAAAATAGGAACGAATGCGCGACGACGCACCGCTTAGAATTTATCCTTGTCTTTCTCGATCCAGCCCGGATCGGAGAATAATTTCCGCCACGCTTGCCTCACGATGTGCGCTTGCTTCGCGTTGAACGTGCCCTTGGCTTCGAGCTCGTCTTTGAGACGATTCATTTCGGTCGCAACTGCGTTGAACTTCACGCGGAACTGCTCGAGCGCGTATTCGGTGGCGCGCCTGTTGGCTTCGCTGCTTTCGGATCCCCGATCCTGGAGCATCCGCGCAAACGCCTGGCGGTTGTACTCCACATCCTGTTGCGCGGTTTCCTGGTGGACCTGCTGAGCCAGGATGCTCGACGACACCAGCAAAACAAAGCAAGCGGCAACGCGAATAGCGGTGTGTGGCACGGGGCACGCTGAGGAAAAGTGGAATTGGGACTCAGGAAGATTTAAGGCAGGACGTTGCCGCTAGCCTGGGGACGGTCAAGTACAACAAACGTCACCATCGGCCAAATAGTGTCGAGCGTCAGGACGCTTTCCAAGCCGGTCCATCCGTCCACGTAATCCACCGGGCCCAGATCGTGCCGCCTGGTGCGCAGATGAATGCGTTCCCGTGTGAATACTCCGTTTCGCCGGATCGTCTCGCGCCCCACGACGCCCACGTCGCCGGCGCTGAAAGCGGTCCGCTGATGACTGTCAACGTGCATGAGCGGCGCGCGCGTCCCTGCGGACGGGAATGATTTCAACGTCGGAAACATCGACTTCAGTTGACGCGCCGGAACGCAGCAGATCGATCGCTATAACCAGCCGATGCTGCTTCTTAACACGAATAAGAACGCCCTCCAGGCCTTCGAGGGGTCCGCGCTTCACCCGTACGCGCGTGCCGGCCGTGAGTCCGGCGTCCCCATGGACCGGCTGCGGGGAGCTCATGAGTAGACGAAGCGCTTCAATCTCGCTATCCGGGATCGCTTCGATTTCCATGCCATGCCCCAGAATACGCGAAACTCCGCTGATTGAGAGCACGCTTACGCGCTGGTCGGCGGTGTCGGCAAATTGGCAAAACAGGTATCCGCGAAACAGTGGGACATCGACGAGGAGCTCGCGGCGCACGATCTGGATGCACGGAAGGAAGACGCCTAGCGCGGGCTTGCGGGTGATTTCGACAGAAACGCGTTGCTCGCAGTTGGAACGGGTCTGAACCGCATACCATCGACTCAGCAAGGCAGCGCTTCGCCCCTTTCATTGCAAGCACGATCCGGTCATTTGGATATATCGGCAGGGAGGGGTACGTTGTCCCAAAATCCAAATGCTTATGGCTTCGGGGTGAGTCGTTGTCGCACTGAAGCCGTCCGCCGTTTGCGCCTGATCACTCGAGCGCGCAAAGAACCAGGGCGCGGAGGGATAGCCAAAGCGGTAAGCGCTACTTGATATTCTGCGCCAACCGCGCGAGCGCGATTGCGGCAGGTGTGATCGCCGTTCTGTGGGTGGCCGCTCCCATATCCACGCCGTACGTAGGGTCCATCAGTGGATCACCGACAATGTGCGGCACGCCGAGGATGTGCCCGACTTCGTGCGCCATGATGGTGTACGCGTCCATTCGGTCTTGATCCAGGTTCGTGACTACAATTCCGCCATTCGTCGCGCACGCGATGGATTGCGGGCAGGCACAATTGTTTCGCAGTAGTTTCGGCGCCTTGATCTTTACCCCTAACGCAATCTCCCAGTCGCGCGTGGCTGTGGTGACCGCTTGGCGCAGCGTCGGGTCGAGTATTTCGTCTTCGTAACACACCTGGTCATAGAGCACCGAGAACACGCGAGCAGGAGCAAACAACGTATTCCCGCCCACCTCCGCGAATACGCCCACCGTACCTTCATTGCGCATTTCTGTCCTCACGTGGTGGCCCCACGCGACGAATATCGCCGCGCAGATGAAGGCACCCGGAGGCGCCAGGAGCGCCACCAGCACGACGCAGTAGTACGCTCGGCGGCGGCGTTGCTCGCGACGCTTCTCGACAAACTGTTGCACCGTCCAGGTGTCGAAATCGTGTTTCACTTCGCCTCTTTAAACTTTCGGAACCGCGACATTTGCGGACGGAAGGGACAAATTTCCGCTTCTGCCGATATTAACGATGGTAGAACATTGTTAACCGGAAAAGGTTGACGGCCCAACTTTCGCGTTTCGCCGATTTCCCCGGTTTGGCGCGGCGTTGAGCGGTTTCCGCCACCGAAGCGCTACTCTCAAACCAAACAGAACGGAAGGGCAGAATGCCATCCAAAACCAAAAACATTGACCAAAACAGCCCTATTTCAGCCCCAGTCGAACAGAATTGTCAAACTGTACGCCTCAGACGCCGAAGTTCGCCGGAACCGCCGAAACACCTCTCTCCTACGCAGCTCGAGGATCTGTTCCGCGTGATCTACTCGAAACGCGACGAGGCCATCTTTCGCATCGTCTATTGCAAAGCCCTGCGCGCGAGCGAAGTCGGCCGCCTGGAACTCAGTGACTGGGATGAACGCGAGAAGATGCTGAGCGTACATCGACTAAAAGGATCTCGCTCGGCGGCCTTCGCGATGCACGACAAGGAGCTGCGCGCGCTGCGCGCCTGGCTAAAGGTCCGCGGCCGAGCGCCGGGCCCGCTGTTTCCCAGCCGCAACCATCGCCCAATCTCGCGCATTCGCATCTGGGAACTGATGCGGCAGTACTGCAAAGAAGCTGGCATCCCCATGCGTCTCGCACATCCGCACGCGCTCAAGCACTCCCGCGGCTCACACTTACTCGAGGAGACGGGCAAGATCCACGTGGTGCAGGACGCGTTAGGACACAAAAGTATCGCGTCTACGATGATCTACGCGCAAGTTTCCAACCGCGATCGGACGGAGGCCATAGCGCTCAATCGCAATAAATACTGATGCGCTCACTTTTCTCTTGACGCTGTTTGCGCATTCTGCTATGATATCTTTGTGATCGAGAGATCAAAAGCCCGAATCCATCGGGCGGGAGAAAGAAAATGAAAAAAACGTGGACTATCAACAACGGCTGGAACCGGCTTAACAATTGTGGCCAGATGATTCTTTGTGAGGTCGGCCCGCGCGACTTCGACCCAGACTGGGAACGGCACGAACAGAATGCTGCAGCTGGTGTGCATACAGCGCCTTACGTAAACAAAGGAACCGCCTACGTTTTCGCGAGAAAGCGAGACTGGGAGGCCGCTGTCGAGTACTTGCGCGCGAACGGGTTTCTGGGCTGACTGGGCTGACTCAGGAGAAAGAGGAGAAAGAAAAAATGAGCCAAACAGAAACAAACACAAGATGTGCGCGCATGAAGAAGATCGGCGGAAACGAGTTTTTCTCGACATTGCGCGGAGCGAAAAGCGCCGGCAAGCGAAGGGGCTATGCGAGTGGCGCGAAAATTCTCGACACGGAAGAGGGATTCTGCCTTTTAGCTTTAGGGGAAGGCGCAAGCCAACGGTCTTATAATCTTCTGCGCCACTCCTCGACCATCGCAGAAATGCGCAATGGACGTTGGGAGGAATACTGACGTGTCCCGCATGGTCAAAAGTGCGTAACAAGCTCCGCCGCGTGCCTCGGTCGCGCGAGCGATCCTCCGCATAAGCAGAGCGTCCGAAGGGAAATCGGGGCCGGGTACGTAACTCCGGCGAAAGGTTCTAACACGGAAAAAATGAGCCGAACCCTGACATCGACCGCTGCTCGCCGCATGGCCGCAAGACGCAAGACCTACGCCGGCGGCAGGCCTCGTAAACCGACAGCCTGTCCGAAATGCGGCGCCGACTGCAAATCCTACCGCCTCGCCCAGGTCCACTGCGCCCGCTGAGCCTCTACGCCGCTTTTGCTTTCGCCTTCGGCACAAACTCCACAGACCGCTCGCCGATCCGTTCCTTCGCAATGAATTTCGCGTGCTCGTGTTTCGGCAGCAGCTTGCGCAACTCGCCCAGTGGTATGCTCACCCACTTTATCGCTTCCTCTTTGCCGAGCCTCGCGATTACCTTCGCTATGTCGATGATGCTGGATTTGTTGCCGCGCTCGCTAACCACAGCCATGTACTTGTTGCCCGAAACGCTTACGGCTTCGGCCGCACGCTGTTTTGGAAACCACGTTGGGATCGAGAGCCGGATGAATTCCAAGCGTGCGCGACGGGTTGCGGTGGCTGCATCATGGGCTATGTCTTCCTTATTGAGCGCTGCTTTTAGTGCTCCTCCTTCATCGATCAGCCGTATACGTTCGGGTGGTAATTTCATAACGCTTCTTTCTTCGGGGTCGGCCCGGCGCTGCACTCAGGCTTTCCGCCGTTTGCGCCTGATCGGTCGTGCAACTTTAATCGGGCCTTCCGCCGGAGCGTACAAGCGCGCTACGGTCCTGTACAGCGCTGCCACCTCCCTGGAGCCCAGCAGAAAACTGCGCCGATACGGCCCTGGACCGCCCGTGCCGTCGATTTTCACTGTGATCACCGCACCGCCGCGTGGAATATAGTGTCGAAGATATGGCCGCTCGAGGGTGAAGGTCATAGTCTGGGCGTCTTCAACCGCGAACAGCCTCAGGGAGACGCCTTTGGTGCGAGCCATATCTTCGCAATCCAACGTAACTCTCTTTTTCTTCTGACGCGCCATTTTACGCTGCCTTTCTGCCCCGCAGCTCCATGTGCCTCCGCATGTGATCGAGCGCACGGCGGTGCAGCCGGCTCGCATCGGAGCGCTTCAGCCCCAACTCCTCGCCGGCGGCCCTGATGCTTGTTTCCAGTCCGAAGTAGTGCCTATCGATCATGGCCAGCTCGTCGGCGCAGAGGCTTAGCCGTGCCTGCCGGATGTCTCGCCGCTGCTCGTTACGCTCGGTGAGATGGTGCGCCAGGCCGCCACCCGCCCGGTCGGCCGCCGGCATCTCCACCAGCTCGCCGTCCCGCAGCCGGTGATCTCCCCCGCAACGCACGGAATCCATGATTGCGTCGTGGATTCGCAGCTTCGCGAAGACCCAAAACGGAACTTTACACCGGGGCGCCTGATACCGTTCCGCGGCATGAATCAGTCCGATGCACCCGGCGCCCTTCAGATCATCCAACTCGAACCGGCGCGGGAGTTTTGCCTGCATGTCCTTGGCAACGATGTCTACCAGATGTAGATTGAGGAGAACGCGGTCATCGCGGACACTTAGAGACGCTAGGTCAGGGAAATGGACGAGTTTGGCGTGAGATTTGATGCTTCTATTATCGGCAGGATGGGAGGATTTGTCCCAATCACGCGGAAACTGCTTATGACTTCGGGGTGAGTAGCTGTCGCTGGCCATTGGCACGCGGGAGGTCCCTGCTTATCCGGGGACAAGGCTGAGTATCCTGCTGGCCTGTGGTCAAATCCGCCGTTTGCGCCTGATCCTCAGTGCGCCAACATCGAGCGCCACCGTTCCGCCGTCAAGGTAGGGTTTCCGGATGGTCCGGATACGGTCTCGCCAGGAAACTCGCGGCCATTACTTAGATTGGCGACTATCCTTGCGTGGCCAGCCAGAGCCTCGGACTCGCTCGCATACGCCTCGTGGTACAGGCCCTTACACGAACCCTCGTGAAACACCATTGTTTCGAAAGGCCACGGCTCCTCGGCAGCATAATCGGACTCCCAAAACGGACACAGGGCAGGCCGATTGTCTCCGCCGCCGCCTGAGTAGGTTCGAATGGTGCTCACGTCAAACCGTTCGCCTTGTGGATTAGCTACAGAACCAGAAAATCTGACCTTTTCACTCATAGTTGGCCTTCCCCGTCAAACAGCGGCAGTCTTCGTTTTTCGCAGTGCCCACGGTGGTGGCGCTCGTAGTGCCGGCCGGAGAAATAGCGCGCGCAATCCGGGCACAGGATGAGCCGGATCGAGCGCGAACGCGACTTCAGCCGCTCGGGCTGGCCGCGCCACACATGGAAGCGAATCGGTAGTGGATGCACCTAACGTGTAATATATATGGGAATGGGGAGTTTTGCTAGGGTCTTGCCGGAATCGCGTCAGTCTGGCTTAGCACTCGTCGGTGGCCGCGCCGCCGTCGCGATCCCCCTGCGCGAAGAGTTACGCGCTCTGTTATGGGACTCGCACCTTCAGCGCCAGCAGCAGTTGCAACGCATAGAAAACGCCGAGGAGCGCCAGCTTTTTCTCATCGCCCTCACTCTCGATCTACAATTCGAACTCGCCAACAACATGCTCGTCTCCAGAACCCAGACCCCCTTAATTAACCCCGGTCCGGGATCAGCACCAGAACAAGGCAAGTAAGATCCTTACGATCTGCGTCTCTAATTTCGGCAATTATATACTTGCCTCAAACACGGCACCGGGCGTACAATGAATCCGGACGAGGAGCCAGTTTCGCACGAGGCAGAAAATCATGGTAACCGGTCCTGCCGCCTTCGATAATTTCAAGCGGCTAATGCAGGCGTTGCTGAGGGCACCGAAGGAAAAGAGCGCAGGCGCTAAGCCGCCCACACGGCGAAGAGCGCGTCGCAAAGCGTGAACGTCTTTCGGCGGCTCGTCGTTATGATGCGCTGGAATCTTCTCTGGCTGCGGCTCCCTGTGGTTTTCTTCTTGCTCTTGGCCGCTTACGATGGATTGGAAGCGTACAAGTATGGCCGCGTTTTAATCGAGCATTGGACATGGGGCCTGCTACTTTCTCCCGCTGCTGACTTGTGGATTATGCTCAATTTCGTCGCCGTTCTATTGCCCGTACAAGCGTCGCTTGTGATTCCAACATTCTTTGATCCCAAAGCGGAAGAATTATACGCGCACCGTACGCGCAACACGCTGACGTGGGCATTCGGTCTTCCGGTCGCGGTGTTTGTTCTGTGGGTGCTCATGTGGGGATCTTTCCCGCTGGAGAATAACGCAGATGGCACCTACATGCGGATGCTCCCGTTTATTCCGTGGCCATCGGCTCCGTTCTTCTAATGGGCGAGCTTCTTAGCTTGGCTTGCGAAATCCGACCTTCATGTCTCGGTCGAATTTCTGCTCCATAATAACGTCAAGGTTAAACGGCTCTCCGGGTTTGTGGGTGGCGACAATTCTCAATAGATTCGCTTTATCGGCATACTGTATAAGAAACACGGCCCCCGCATCATCCAAGATCTCGAACTGCTTTCGCAAATATCCTTTTCGTTGCCCGAGTTCCAGGTTGAGCGCTCGACGAATCTCGAAGACAACTGCGTCCGCCGCTTGTAGGGGGTCGCATTCTTTCTCGTTCATTTTGGAAAAACTTGCCATGTATTTCGCGGCGTCTGGATTGGTGCGTGTCAAATTATCGTAAGCATCGCTCGCAAGCGCGCTGTGTTCTTCGTCTTGGTCGCAGACGTAGGACACCCTATCGGGCTTTTCTAGCCCCTTCATGGCCCTGGCACACTGAATCATCGCCAAATCGTATGCTAGCCGGTAGGGGTTGTCGCCTAGAATAGCGCGGGCATTTGCATCCTGAATGACATCGTAAAAATCTTCCTGCACGATACCTATGCCAGCAAGTGTTCGATAATTCCCGTATGAGCGCGGATCGACGATCACCTTCAGGAATTCGTGACTGATCGAGTCAAGCCGTTCACGTTCGGCAGGCGTGATGTTCTTTTCGTCCGCAACAAACTTTGAAAATTCCCCGGTGCCCCGTTCGCATTGGGATGCCTTGAAGTACTTAATGCCGATGTCGGGCCTCTTTCGCAGGGCCTTCCACGCGCGTTCCAGCTCAAAGATTGCAGTGCCTCGCGCGAGTAAACCGCCCACAGCAAAAATACCCGACTGTCTCATGTCGAAACTTTCGTCCATGTACGAGTCGATCACAGCGTAACAGCTTTCTTTGAATCTGCTTATGCGAATAGCTTTCGCCAATTCCTCGAACGGCCACTCCTGCATCCCACTCCCTTCCGGGAATTTGCTACACTTCCCTGCAGGAAGGGCTTTGGATGCAACGGTGGCACGCTGCGGCCAGCTAAGCCCGCCAAAAAAAGCACAATAAGACGGCCTGTAAACTCAGGCCGTTCTGCGTTTCGGTCTCCGTCCTCGCCGGATGGCTTTAGTTCGCGGTGGCGCCCACCTTGCCAGTCAATTCCGCATACGTGAGCCGCTTGCCAGCGATCCGCGACAGCACGGTCGTGAATCGCTCCGTGTCGCTAGCTTCATGGCGATTGTTGTAGCGAAAAGATTGTTCGTCGATGTAGCGGGCTAGGTGATAAGGCTCGACGCTAATGTACGTTCCGTGCAGCCCACGCTTTAAGAGCGACCAGAAATTTTCCATCGTGTTGGTATGGACGTTTCCGTTGGCGTACTCAATGGCATGGTTGATGACAGCGTGTTGATAATCAGTCTCTAGCCCTTCATACGATTTTAGTTCGTCGCTGAAAATCGCCGATCCAGCTTCCACATGCTCGCGAACCTGCTTTTGCAATTGCTTCTTGCGGCGGTTGTCCACCACGAAAGCCCGAACATCGCCGCCGCGCTCAACCATACCGAGGACAATGGTCTTGTCCTTACCGCCGGTTCCGGTGATGACGCGCTCTCGTTTCTCCTTGTGCATGTTGCGCGCTTTGCCGCCGATGAAACTCTCGTCCACCTCGACCTCGCCGCCAAGCTTCGTAAACCCGCCGCTGCGCATGACGCGGCGAATTCGGTGAAGCATGAACCATGCGGTTTTCTGGGTCACGTTCAAATCTCTGGCAACCTCACAGGAGCTAACGCCGTTCTTGCAATTGGCGATCAGCCACGCGGCGGCAGCCCACTTATCCAAGCCAATCGGGGAGTCCTCGAAAATCGTGCCGACCTTAACCGAGAACTGCTTCTGGCAGGCTCGGCATCTCCACAGATCGCGGGTGGAGATAACGGCAATGTTTTTGGAATCGCAGCGCGGGCAGATCGGGCCGTCCGGCCAGCGCCACTTGGCGATGAAGTCCAGCGCGTTCTTCGGATCGGAAAAGAATTGGATTGCTTCGAGAAGGCTTCCAGGTGCGCTGTCCATGTATCAACTATGCGCTTTTTTTGTGTTTGAGTCAAGTATATAGTTGCCCTAATTTCTTGTTGTCAAGGGATAATTGCCATGATCATTAAAAAGCAGGGGGGGGGGAACTGCGGGCCGCAGATGGCGCATCCCCTGCGGCCCTTCGCGTTGATAGCCCTCCGGTATCGATCTTTCGACGAGCAGCTCAGCAAACCGGATGCGCCCGGTACACGCTGGCCTCTAGGTCTGCACCAATCGACTTCGGCAGACTCACACCGCCCGGAACTGCGGGCCTCTCTCTCAGTGGTATGTCGAGATTACGAAGACGCTCCGGCTCCGGCTCCGGCCGCCATGGTTTTCGGCTGTGCTCCGATCGGGGCGCTCGTCCGCGCGATCTGGTAGTAGTCGAAGGTGATGCGGTTCCCACCGATGCTGAGCGCGATATTGCGCAGCTCGTTCAGTTCGTTCTCGTCGACCAGGCATTGGCCATGATCGTTCAAGCGCGTCACGCTCATGTGAAACCCTGGCGGAGTTCCCTGCGAAGCCGCGGTATTCTGTTGCTTTGCTTTCCATCCTGTTGGACGTGGCATTGATTCTCCTTACGAATAAACTATATAAAGCACTATATAACAAGTTGAAGCATCATGGCTTCGGGGTCGGTCAGGCTCTGCCGTCAGCGATCCGCCGTTTGCGCCTGGTCCGTCGATGGCCCTGAAGAAAACGCTTTTCCGACTAACCGCACGGCAGGCTCAACACATCCGGGCGACTGCAGTTTGTGCTCGTAATAGATTACGGTCCGCAGGGTGTGTCTGGTCGCTTCGCTGAATTCTACCGAGCCGGAAGTTCTGCAATTAGCGCAACGCCACCGTTGATGAAGACGGGGAAGCATATCAGCAAGACGATTTCTTCGGGGTCGGTGTTCCTGCGCCTTCAGCGCTCAACGTTTGCGCCTGTTCCAGCTCCAGCTCAGACTTCACCAGGTCGAACTGTTCCTTGTCGGCGAGTACCAGGCCACCGACCACCTTCCGGTCCAGCAGGACCGCGACGAAATCTCCTCCAACGCCAAACGTTAGTTGCGTACCAGCTTTTACTTTGCGCGCTCGTAGCACGTTCGACAGTGGAGCATACCAGACAGACATGGAACGCTCGCACATGCTCTTCAGCACATCGAAGCTGTTGATCATCGCTCGGCCCTCAAGGCGCAAACGGCGGGTTGCGGATTGCTTCCGCCCACCGACCCCGAAGAAAAACGCATTTGCTTCATAGTAGTTTCCTCAGTAATCTCAACCCAATGACCCCTATTGAATACCCACCAGGGATGAAACAACATCTGAATCTGGTAACTCAAAAGCCGTTTCGGACGGAAACTGAATTGGTGGATCAACTTTCCCCGTTTTGTCCAGAGGTTCACTACCAGCACCTAGATTCACTCCATGGCTTCGGGGGTCTTGACGCTGCTCGCGGCGTCAAAGATGTCGGCGAAAAGGGACGTTTCCTCGGCTGGTTCGACGTGTGGAAACTCCACCGTTTGCGCCTGCGTATTCAACTCCCATCGGGCCCAATGCCCGTTTCGATAAGACAAGAAGCGTATCGAGTAAGGCGTGCCCCTGATCAGGGCAGCATGGGTCGCCTCTCGCATACGCGCGAGGGCTGCTTTGACCGCAGATATAGTGGTGCAGCAAAGCCCCCCGTCGAGCGAGTACCAGCCGTTCGAAACGCGCCGAATCGGTACAACGGAAATGTAGAAGCGGATGTGGCCGAGTTCTTTATCCCATGCCCAGCGCTCGTCTGGCGATGGAGCGGGAGGCTCCTGCATGTGCCAAGGCAGGATATCGGCGTTATGTGTGGGCATCTGATGACTCCTCGATATCTACCATCCCCTGGACCGCCTGGACCGCCCTGCGCAACGCCCCGAGCGTCACGGTCAGATTGCCGTGGATTTCGCTCTCAGGGTTAAATGGCCAGTCGCGGAGCAGTTTCGTCGCGAGTTGCGTCTCGCGCAGCGCCACATGGAGCATCGAGAGCTGCGTCGGTGGGGGTTCGGGATCCGCGCAAGTATTCTTGCCCTCGCTATGCAAGGATGCTTGCGCCATTGCGGAAGAGTTCGGATGTGCTTGCGGGTTACTGTTTCGTGGTGCGGTGTGGGCGGTGTGGGGCATGGGTTGGCTTCTCTTCTTCCAATCGGGCGGAGTGAAGGGCTGTTCAGTGGGGGGGAACCAGAGGGATTTCATATCGGTTATCTCGCCTCGCGATTAGTCACTGCCGGCGATATCAGACGATCCAGGCCGAATGACATCTCGAAGACCGGCAGCCTGAAATCCTTCCATTCCCCGTCCTCGTGCTGGTGTGCCCCAGGGGCTTTTAGCTGCCGGCCACAGTCCGGGCACTCATAGGTCATGATCGTCATTTAGACCCTCCAGGCGCAAACGGGTAGTTCGCTAAATCTGCGTTGATAGTTCTTCACGTATGCTCTCCGGTACAGGCAGGCCCTTCGCGATCAGATCCCGCACGATCCGAATGGAGTTGTCCAACTGATCGACCCGCCGCGCCGCTTCGTCACGCTTGGCCTGGATATCGCGAAGCAAAGGCAGCCATGGACTTTCGGCACTTTGCACGTTCTCTGTTTTTTCTCTTGCATATCGTTTACCCATGATGCGAACCCTACTCCTATTCGTGTCTCTCTGTCCTGTAGCATCACCATTCACCCCTCAGCCACCGGAACGTCCACCAGCTCCACCAGTGGCCAAACAACAACGCACTGAAACCGGAGCCAGAAAAGAAGACCCCGACGGCCAAGGCAAGAACGCCAGGGATAGGTCGTCCCCTGAAGATCAAAAGGTCAAAGCCAACGAGGAAAAAGGCGCCTCCAAGACCGAGTCCGATGAGAATTTGGAGGTAAATAGGCGGCTCGCGACGTTCACTGGATGGTTGGTGGCCGTCGGCGTCGTCCAGTTCGCGGCCCTCTTTGCTCAAGCTATTATCTTTTGGCGCACCCTGAAGGAAAACCGCAAACTCATTCACGCTAGCCAGCGTTCTGCGGATGCAGCTAAGCTGAGCGCCGATGCCGCGATAAAAATCGGTGATACCCTCATTGGCGGCGAGCGAGCCTGGCTTCTTCCAGTAGATATCAAGCCGCCATCGCTTTTTGAAATGGGGGCCGGTGGTAGCGTATTCAACTCGTTTACGTTCGACCTGATAAACCAAGGCCGAACCGTAGGACGGCTGACCGGTCCCTTCAAAGCGAGATTCCGTTCGCTCCCGCGAAGTGCGGATCTGGCAGATGTTCCAGATTACGGCGGAATGGGTTCCATAGCTCCCGAAGCCATCTTCGGGCGTGTTCTCGCTCCCGGAGAGCGCAACGGCCTTATATCCATCCCTCTCGGAGAAAATGTTGACAAACAAATGCTGGCCCGCATCGAATCGCAGGAGACACTGCTCCACGTATACGTTTCCCTGACGTACTTCGATTCTTTCGATAAGAAGCGGGAGCTTCAGTTCGGCTACATGTATCGGCCCACAAGAGGCAGCGAGCCGGCCCGTTGGGATCTGATCAATAAACAGGAGTACAACAAGCACACGTAAAGCAACGAACGCGACCAACGCACATTTAGCGCAGTACCCGCAAACGGCGAATCGCGCCAGTGCGCCAATCACTGACCCCGAAGAAATCGTTTTCATGTTCTTAGAAATCGCCTTTTTTCGTGAATTGGATGGCAATGTTCCTCCATTCTCCAAGCCAGATCCCACACCCAGAAGAGCTGAGCGTTGTGGGTGTAGGGATTCTCGCTCTGGGGTACGCCTGTATTGTGGTGCGCTGCCCCCAGGTTGAATACCGTGTCCCATTGGGATTCTGACCAGGCCATGACTACTCCAAACCCGATGCTTCTAATTGCTTCGGGGCCGGCCCGGAGCCGCTATCAGCAGTCCGCCGTTTGCGCTCGGAAAAGTCGTGGTCGCCTTTGTGCTTGCGCTGTAGCGTGCAGCGGCGTTTGTGGCCGCCGATGTCCGCCCGGCCCATACAGCGCCGGACGGGCTTCTCGCCCAGCATGAACGCGCGGAACTGGTTCCAGCCCCTGAACCGCTTCGGGATTCCACCGCGCATTCCACGCCACGCCTCGCGCAGCTTTTCGATCTCGCGGCGGCGCTCGGCCGCGAGGAACTGTTCCCATAGCTTGCGCCGGTTCTCTTTTGAGCGCGCCCGGGCCTCTGGCGTAGCTTCCTCGTCCAGTTCCGGGTGGAACCTCCGCAGCTCCTTCACCGCGCGCGAGAAGGCTAGTTTCCGGCCCCGCTCGATGCTATAGGTATCGCCCGGCCGGCAGATCGCCCTGACAGTTACAATCTCATGGTAGTTTTCGTCCGCGGTCCTCAATGACTGCTCGATGATGATGCGTTCAGTGCGGTGGTACTTGGTATGTTCGTTTACTCGTAAATCTGGCATTTAGAAACTCCTCCTTCTTTCTTCGGGGTCGGTAGCTGTCGCTCTCGATGATCCGCCGTTTGCGCCTGATCGATCGAGCGCTTCGCAGTTGTCGCACTTTCGCCGGCCACGGGGGTAGTGCGAAATGTCCACACCACAGCGGGCGCAGAAGTGTAACCAGTTGGCGCGTTTGTTGGCCGACGCCGGCACTTCACCCATCTTGAGCAATCTGTCCAGGTACCTAAGGCGCTGGCGCCCGGCACGCAACGCGTATGTCTCGCGCCAGCTCATTGGATTGCTTTCGCCGGCTGCGTGTTGATCCACGCGTCCCTTTGTTCCTGCTGCTCTTTGCTCAGTGGAAAGCCCATCTCCCGCGCCACACCCCAGCATTGCCCCCATGGAACCTCGGCAAAGTTCGTCACGCCTAAACGGCTTTTGATGGCGCGCCACATCAGCTCGTCGAGGTTTGGCCAATACTTTCCCTGCGCCTGGAGATCGGCGACTTCCTGCGCCGCGACATCGTACTCGCGGCGGCTCACGGGACGCGCTCCATGCTTCCATGGAGATTCGCTTCTAGTTCACGAATTTCGCGTTCCCGCTCTTCGTCGCTTTTTCGCGGCGTTTTTGCCATGGAGTCGGCAAGTTCCTTCTCCATAACCCGCGAGTTGCCAGGCGCGCACTGCGCGATCTTCCGTTTCTTCTGTGCGGCCTGATACTCCTCTTCCGGGTACAGGTGGCGGATCGCTTCGAGGTCCGCAGCTTGTGGGCGGGGTATTCGGGAGTGCTGGATCACACGCGCTACGAGTTTGTCGGATTGAGCGTCGTTACTGGCGATCTGGCCGGGTAATAGCCTCGCTCTTGGTGGCGCTTCAAGTTCCGGGGTGATCACGGCGCCCAGCAGCTTCTTTTGCTCCGCTGCGGTGAGGATCTTCGGGCCGGCCCAATTCGGGTTCTCGGAAGGGACCCCGTCCGGATATACGGTGGAGTGGACTTCAAAGCCGTCGAGGGGTGTGAATTTTGAGCAGTACACCGCACGTAATTCGAGTGGGCCAGGCCATTCATTAAATAGAGCCACAGCGCGCGCTGCTAGCCAGCAGACCTGTGTATCATTCGCGCACATGCGCCCGATTAGATTGCCGATCTCCGCCCGCGTGCCGGGTTCCGACGGGAAGAACTTGAGCTGCGCCAGGACGTCGAGAGCTTCGTTTAAAGCAAGCGCGCTAACCACGGGGTTCCTTTCTCATTTGCCGCGCGTAGAGAATCTGCATCGCTTCCTGGTTTTTACCCGCTGCCCTTCCGCCGCGCGGATCCGGCGGAATTGACTCCCATTGCCGGTTATCGATCATGTCGCTCAGGGTGGGTTTGCAGAATTGCCAGCCTTTTATATCCCAGTACACGGCCCATGCAGCGATGCCGGATTCAATGTCATCGAGACGCACGCCGAGTCTGACCGCATCGCGAATCATCGTCTGGCAGGTATCGCGGCTGGCCCGGCGTCCAGCGCCGGTTTTTTTCCAAGAACGAAAGAGCTTGTCGAAGCGTGTCCGAAATTCCGGGTCGGAGAGTGTAGGCCGAGGGGGGGGGAATTCGCCGCCCCCCGCTTGCGGGGGGTAGGGGGGTTTCTCCTTAGTAGTTACAGTAGTCACATCCTTATATGTAGTTATCGGGGGGAGAAAGTGTTCGAGGGTCTTTTCGATAAGTGATGCGACCCCGGCTTCGATCTCTTTTTCGATAAGTGATCGCTTATCGATTTCGATAAGTGATGGTAACTCGAGATGTAGTTTTCCCTTGCATTTCCATTGATCCCCGTTTAGACTGTAAAGCGTTGATAGAGCGCAGTTTATGTGAAAATATTTCATTGAACACTTATCGCCCCCCGATAAGTGTTCCGTTCGATTTCCCAATGTTTTGGCACTTTTTCGATTTGCGCTCGGCTGGGCATAGAAAAACAGGCGTGTAGGAGAGCCGGGGCCACCTCTCGATCCACGGCGAATCTCACCGTCTTCGGCCATCGCCGTCAGCTCTGCGGACACGTTCGGCAATAGAATCCCCGTGTCTCTCGCGGCGTCCTGTGGCCCGGCGGGGACTTTCGCCAACTTGCCTTGCCGGTTGACGAGTTTCATGGCTGTCCGGCCGTGAAAGCGCGGCACGCCGGCCTTTGTGATGGAGTGCTGAATACTTCCGATGCCAACCGTGGCCAGAGTGAACCAGGCGCGTAACCGCTCCCGCCGGGAGCATAGGGGACTGCGCATGATGTATTCCGCCCGGCGGCGGATGTCCTGAAAATAGCGTCCGGCGTCAAGCCCTAGATCTTTCGCGAGCACTTCATCGCGAGCGAGCCCCAGGCGCCGTAGCCAACTGGGATGGTCGGGCCCTTCTTTACCGACGGGTTTTCTTGCCTGGCGTTCCGCGGCGGAACCGAGCATCTCTTCTCTCCCTCTTTTCTCTCAGCGTGTGATGTAGGCTATCCAGGCGCTGAGGGAGCCGATAGCGAGGGCGACTGCTGTGGCGATAGTCCTGAGTTTTCGGGTGGTCATAAACACATTTCTTTCTTCGGGGTCGGTAGCCTGCACAGTTCGGCTATCCGCCGTTTGCGTTCGGAACGATCGAGCGATCAGACTCATGCCGCACCTCGCGCGATCTTCTCGAGCTGCCATTCGCGCACCAGCAGCTTGAGCACTTCCGATTGGCGCGTCCCGATCGTCAGATCGGCATACCAGTCCTTGACCGCGTGAGCCCAGACTTCGCGGCGCTCTATATCTTCGGCGTTTGCCTCGGCCCACTCGAGAATGCGCAGCTCCGCTTCGCGCAGGCGGTCACGCTCGGGTAGGGAAGTGGCGTTGCAAGTAGCTGGCGCGCTCATGACTCTCGCTCCTGGCTCTCCGTGATCCGGAAATGCTTCACGTTTCCGGCCATGGCCTCAAGCTGCTTCAACCGCGCCTTCATGTCCGCGAGATGTTGCTCGCCCTCCTCAATCCATTTTTTGAGCTTGGGGCGGTCCTCTTCAATTTGTTCGCGCGTTGGACTCAGGCGGCGCTCCAGGCGCTCGGCCTCCCGGCGTTGCTCCTCTTCTTCTCTTTGCTGCCGCCAGCGTTCGCGGCGCTGCTTACGGGTCTCGTAAAACTGCGGGTCACATAGCAAATCGGCTGTTTGTTTGATTCCGCGCTCGGCGCCGACCGCAAAACTGTGAGCTACATCGCGGACGACGCATTCCGTGTACGTGGTCAGCCAGCGCAAAACGTCGGGAGTTCGCAAGGATGCGGGTGCTCGGTTCGCATACCGCTCTACCAGGCATGCAGCCGAATCAAAATGATTTCGTTTTGAAACCGCAGGGGGCAATTGGGCGTTCTCCGCGCTCATACCGCCCCGCCCGCCGCACGCACGCGCTGGCGCGGATCGATGTAGCGATTGCGCTTGCGGTGTTCCTTTTGCTCCAGCTCCACAACTGCGCGCTCGTAGCTCTCGCCGAAGTGAGGAATGCGAATGTAGAGCGCGCTCTGCGTCTCCGGCGCCAGCCGGTGGAAGCAACGGCCACAGAATGCGTGCTTGCGCTTCTTGCTGCGCCCGCAGTGGCAGCGCTCGCTTTGCAGGATGGCGTATTGCTCGCGCTCGGTGAGGGTTGTCATGCCGCGCCTCCTGTTTCAGGGCGACACGGAGCCCGCACCAGCGACGGCGCAGCGCGCCGAAGCGGCATCAACAAAACAAGCTTTTCTAAGGGATCTCCGACTTGACTATCAAGCCGATACAGGACAGAATCAAAAAAGCACAGCATCGTGTTTGCCCTCCTTTTTTGGGCACAGCATCGTGTTTTGTGTACCTGTGGCTGGTTTGGTTTTCGTTCGCTCTCAAGCCCTTCGAAAAGTTTAGGAGTGAACGAAAGGAGGACTCAGTTGCGGGGGCGGCCTAGCGGCCGCCGGCATAATACACGTTGTCGGGAGGCTTTTCTCCCGGCGACCGGGTGAGTCAGCCTCCCGCGACTTAACCGTGACTTCCGATAACGAATAACTTGTCCCGGTAACTTCCCCACCCAATTTCCACTGCTGTAAAACGAGAGCGCATGAGGTGCGCCTCTCGTGCGCATGGCGCAAGAAGCTATGGAATACGTACGCGACATCTGCGAGGAGCTTCATTCACTCTCCAGAACCGAGAGCCTGGCGAGCGGGGGTGTTCTGAAGGGCCTTAGGGAAAGCCCATCCCCCGCTGTCAGGATCCTTTACTGCTATCCAACGGGCTGGCCGGCCACGTCGAACCATTCCACTATACAGGATTCCACAAATTTCGCAATTGAGTTTACTAGGGCATCCCCGTCGCCAATAAACTTCGGTAGGCGTTTTTCCAGGGTACGTCCACAGCAATTCCACCGCAAGGGCACCCGTCGTTTCCCGGTCACGCGATTCGCGCGAGCAGGCTGTCATCGAGCATCGCGCACAAACGCCGGTCACCCCCAACCGGAGCGCCTTCCAGCTCCATCTCGAGGAATCGGAGCACCCTATCCCGCGCGCCCTCGTAGTCGAACGGAACAATGTGCTCGGGATCGGCGCGTAGTTCCCGGACCGCTATCGGCCGGATGGCCACAGCCCATTCATAGCCCGTGGCACGCACCTGGGCGAGATCGCGAAACTCGCGCCGCTCGCGGTCGTAGCGCCACAGTACCCAGAGATATTCCCGCCCGCCAGCGGACCCGGCATATTCGAGCAGAATCGCCGGCTCCGGGAGTTCCACTCGCGGGATGGCGTCGCCAGGCCGTAGTACTTTACCCTCGAAACCGAACCCGTCGAACGCTTTCGGATCGACGCGGGACAGTACTTTGATCCAATCGCCCGCATGGCGTTTCCGCGCCGACCGCGGCAGCCGCACATCGTCTTCGCGGCAGATCGCGCGTCCGCGGATAAAGGGTTTGGGACTTATATACATGACTCCCCGAGCCTCTGTATAGATTCTGCCGATGCTCCGACAGCGCTCATCCCGAGCGCAAGGTGATTCAAAGCTGCGTTGTGATCGCGTCCAAGCGTTAGCCCGCAGGCGCACGCGTGCGTTCGTTCGGCGAGCGTCTTAGGAACGATCTTTCCGCAGCCAGAACACTTCTGAGATGACCGCCATGGATTGACCGGCACAGCCCAACGCCCAGCTTGTTCGGCTTTGTACGTCGTGCACCAGATCAATACTCCCCAGGCAGCATCCATGATCGACTTTGCAAGATTCGACCGCGCCATGTTGCGAATCGTTAAATCCTCATAGGCGATCAAATCGTAGTTTGAAACCAGCCACTTTGAAACGTGATGAATGTAATTCAGCCGGGCATTCGCAGCTCGCTGATGAGTACGCCGCAGCGCTTCACGGGCGCGTACGCGATTCTTTGAGCGTTTCTGCTTACTGGATAGAGACCGGCTCGCCGCCGCAATCCGGCGCTCGTGTTTCCGGGTCCAGCGCGGATTCTCGATGGCCGAGCCGTCGCTGAGCGTTGCGAGTGACGTTAAACCTACGTCGATTCCAACAGGATTCGAGACGGCGCACTTATCCGGCGCGGGGCCGGCGTCGCACACTACCGATGCCGTCCAGCGCTTGCCGCCGCGCTTGATCGAACAAACCTTCGCGCGCCCTTCAATCTTCCGGCCGCCGCGCGCGCGTATATCACCAACGTTGGGAATCTTAATGGACTTCTCCCGGCACACTGGGAGACCGAACGCGAAGGAATCGTAGCGCCGCCAGGATCGGAAGCGTGGAAACCCCGGCTTTTCGCCGGCCTTGCATCTCCGGAAGAAAGCTTTGAACGCCCGGTCCAGCCGCCGTAACGGGTCGCGTTGGATATCGCACGCCATCCACTGGAATGCCGGATCTTTACGCAACTCCGTCAGTTCGTCCTGTTGATCGCGATATGTGATGCTTTTTCGGGCCATGCGCCAAGCGTCCCGTCTCTCCTGGAGCGCTGCGTTGTATGTCTCGCAATTGTCAGTCAGGATGCGTTCCAAGGCTGCCGTTTGCGCAGCATTCGGACGAAGACGGAATTGAAATGTCCTCAGCATAGGTCAGTCACGGGAATTATCTATATAAATCCCCTTATTTTCACATCCCACCAACCGTTCCCTCACGGCAAACAATACTGCTTCCACAACCGAGTGAATCCCAAGTTTCAGGTACAGCCGGCTTCGATGCGTATCAGAAGTTTTAGGTGAAATACCCATACGGAATGCTACTTCCTTGTTGCTTAATCCATGGGCTAATAGGATGAGTACCTGGGTCTCTCGTGAGGTTAAGGATAGAACCTTTAAGATCTCGCTGCGTCCTTCTTCGGGGTGAGCCAGGAGCTGCTCCCGGCGGTCCGCCGTTTGCGCCTGTGGCGTCATAGGGTATCCTTTGCATCGATTCTCCTGAGCAATTCACGCGCTCGTATCACAGCGGGCGGATCATTACCTGGTTGGTCCCAGACCACACCGGAGCGATATAGGGGTCCCGCGATCCATGCGTCAAAGAGGCTAAGAAGATCACGGAGCGCCTGGGCCAGCTCCCCGTCAGCGGCTTGTGCCCGTGGTGTCATGCGGTCTCCTTTGCTTCGGGGTCAGTGGTTGTCGCACTGGGGCGATTCGCCGTTTGCGCCTGTGGCGTTGATGGATCAGGCGCAAACGTTGAGGGCTGACTGCTGCCGTCTACTGACCCCGAAGAAATCAGCGTTCGTGTCTGTGAAATTGTAGTCACCTGGGGGTACCGTGTGTGCGTCTGGGCCCCGGATTCCCATTGAATAACCGTGCATTCAGGACACCTACGGATCTTGGAGGGCACTGGGAATACGTCCATTTCCGCGCCGCACGCTGGGCACAGGTACGTCATTGGCGCCGCCCTCCTATCAGTCTCCGCACTGTCGCAAGAACCGCGACGGCAATCAGCAGACCGATCATCAGATCGGTGTTAGGCGCATTCGGGATCTGACACTCGGCCAGGGCCATCTGACCAAAGATCCCGCCGGTGCACAACAAAATGATGAACACATATTCAGTCCAATCGCTTTTCATGCGCTCCTCCGCGCTGATAGTTGCCCTGCGGCGAAGCCGTGTTGCCGCACCTGGTGAAATAGGGCGCGCACGGCATTGTCTACCACGAGGATGGCTTGGTAATCGCCCTGGTTCCAGCCGCACTGCGCCAGGCGCTGGGCCAAGTAGTGATTGACGCTGAGCAGAAAAGAGAGTGCGCTGAATTCGTTGCCATCGAATAGCAGGGAGTAGCGCAGCCACGCTATGTCGTCGCTGGGGCGGACATCGGGAACCTGCATCTGGCGACGAGCGCGGGCTTGATTGAATTTCGTAAAATCGTTCGGCATGATTACTTCGCTTTCCGCCGCAGTGCGGCTTTCTCTCGCATCCGTTCTTCCGCTACACGCCGGGCTGCGAGCCACAGGGCAGCATCGTAGGCCAGGGTATAGCGCTGGCGCGTGCCCTTAAACCGCATCTCCATGTGCCGGGGATGCAGCGTCACCAGGAGCGGCTTGCCGTGGTCGATGAAGGCGGTTTCTCGGGTGAGTGGGGAGTCTGGTTTGATCAGGGTCATGAATCAACTTCTCTTTTCTTCCGGGTCAGTGGGCGGAAGCTGTGGCCGGTCCGCCGTTTGGGCCTGATCCGTCTTTCGCGGCCACCACGGAGAGTTGATGATCGGGTTGAGCGCGCATTGCATCCACCGCGGCTCCTGACCATTGATTTCCATCTGGCAAGGGGCAAAGCGATCGGAGATCAGGGCGCATTCGTTACCACCCTGTCCCATGAATCGCCCAGCCATTAGCGCCACGTGGGACTTTCCGTAAAAATGGCAGCTCATGCTATACCTCCGTCTCATCCGGCTCGACTTCCAGGATCTCGCCTACCGCCAGCAGGCGCTCGATATCCAGTTCCGCCTCGTGGGCGATCCTCGCGACGCGGATTCGGGCTTCTTCTCCGGTGTCGGCATCGATGTTCAACCAGACTGTCAGATTTACGAGAACTTTCATCGTCCTTCCCCCACACAGAGACTGAGTTCCTTCTTTAACGGCGACGCGGGCGAGATCCTTTCCGCAAAGCCAGGCGGAAAAATATAGCACGGCGGGACGATGTTGAAGCGCGATCCGCATTCCGGGTTGGCGCACATGATGTTCTCGCACATGCCGCCCTCCGGACCATGGAAAAAGCCATCCTTCCCATGACAGTCCGGGCATTTGCCGTTCGTGAAAAGACTCATCCTCAGGGCGTCCTCCTCCACGGCAGACTCTTCAGGCGCAAACGGTGGAGCACTGAGGGTGGAATCCTGGCTCACCCCGAAGCCATGAGCATTTTTATGTTTCACTGAACCTCCTTGGATTGACGAATTGTACGGCTAACAGGGTAAGGCAGCGCAATCTGCCCCTTCAACTCGCTCACCTCGAATACCCGATGCGTTCCACGGCGATACGCCCGGCGGACGGCCTCCACGTGGCGCCGGCAAAGATTGGCACAGCCGGTTCCCCAAAAGCAGTGCTTGGCCGCTGGCTCGTGGCCATTGTCGAAGGCGCAGCGGTCGGTGTGGCGCGAGGGTTTCAAGTAGCAGGGCATCATAGCTGCACCTTGAAATTCGGCCCTGCTGTCTCGGGATGCTCGACCACGTACTCGGCTTGGGCCTTGGTGCAGGGATGGTAAACCACGACGACCGGTCCGTCCGTGCATACGTGGGATTTGTTGTTATACGCCCGCTCCATCTGCCTCACGATGTCGTCGTCATCGAGCAACACCTCGAACAGCCCTTCGATGCGCCGGTTCATGCGGTCGGTGCAGCCGAATTGGAGATGAATGCGGCGGAGATTGCGTTTTTCTGGCATAAGCTAACTCCCTTTTTCTTCGGGGTCAGCCGGGTTCTTCTCCCGGCGGTCCGCCGTTTGCGCCTGGGGTTTCCAGTGGTAGATGTGGCCCTCGAAAGGCAGGCGCCCCGCCCAGAAGCCGATCATGTCCAGGAAGGAGTTGAAGCCGTCCCGGCGAGCGAGCAGCTCCTTTTCGGAGTCATCGAGCGCCACGCCGTTAATGTATACGTCCGCATAGCAGCCGCGCGGGCCCGGCGCCATCCGGATTTCCTCCACCTTCACGCAGAGCGCCCGAAGCAGTAGTCGCGCTCCCTTGCGCCGCAGCCCCGTATACAGATGCATCGTGCCGCCGACGAGGTCTATCAAGCCTGGGCGTCCCCTGCGCGAGCGGCGCGGAGCGCGGATGGTATGCGTCTTCCGTCCGTCCAGGATGAACGGCACGAAGCGCGGCTGGAAATTGTAGATGCCCATTAGATCCCCTGTCCGTTCGGCCAGTCAGTGAATGGCTCACGTTCCCGAGTCAGTGGCTCGCCGAGTTCGAGGTATCGGTCGTCCCTCCACGCTCGACGCGCCTCGCGCAAACAACGCTGATGCGTTGGCTCGTCCAGGTATCCAGCGAATTGCCGCTCCCCATCGGCGAACTGGTCTCCGCACCAGTCGCATCCTCTCGACGCCATGTACACGCTCATAACGCCTTCCTCACCTTCTGGCTGAACGCCTTCTCCTCCTGATACTCCTCCCTCAATTCCTGGATCGCATCGTCCAGATTGATGCCGTAACGCTGCTCCCATGCCCGCCGGCCATGTTCAATCGAGTAGCGCCCGAATCCGTGTAGGTGTTGGCATAGTGGGAGTGGTACCGTCCTGTGATCGTTTTTCTGCGCCCCAGCGCACTCTTTGACGTGGTGGGCGGTGGTGTAGCAGCGTCCCGAGCAGAGCGGATCGTGCTCGGTGACGAGCGGGGCCTGGGCGTGAATCCAGTGGAGATATTTGCGGTCCACGGTCCTACCGCGACGCGGCCGCGCGCGCCGGAAGTTTGGGCGCACGCGGCGAAGGATGGAGAAGAAGCTCATTTGCGCACCAGCGACAGCTTACCGAAAGCCATTTCTGCGCCCATGACCGGCTCTTTCGCATCCAGGGCCTTCTTCACAGCAGTTTTGCTGATTACCAGCTTGGGATTCTTGACGGCTTCCAAAACCTTGGTATTCAGGTCGATGTCGAGCGAGCCGATCAGCTCCTCCCACAGCACGGCGGGTAGGCTGACGGTTGCTGTCTTGTAGTCGGCGGGCACGGCGGCTTCGTCCGTGATGTTTACCGTATCGGGGCATTGGCGTACGCTGAGTGTAGAGACGTTACCTTCCAATTTTCTGTAGCGCCCTTTCTCGTCCAGCCCGATCGCTTCGATGACGTGGCAGACATAGCCTTCGAGCCGTTCCTGCTGCCGCTCGTACCACGCTTTACGTTCTATGAGCCGCTTGATCTCCTGGGCGGCGAAAGCCTGCTGCATTTCCAGATGCGCGAGGTAATGCGCCACACGGTCCCGCTTGTCGGCCGCGGCGAGTAGTGCGGCGCCGAAGTCGGCCAGAAACTGCTCCTGCTGCTCGGGGGTCACGGTTTCGGTGGATTCCGCCAGGGCGAGGACATTGTCCTCGCAGTCGTATAAAGTCAACGCTTGGGCAGCCATTATTTGGCCTCCTTTTCAGCGATCCCGACGAGCTCGCGGTATGCCTTTACTGCGTCTTCGGTTGAGGTGAATTGGGCGGCATTGGTCAATGACACGCCGGTGGCGCCGTGGTAGTGATTCAAAACAGCGAAGTACTGGACTTCACCGACACGTTCACGGAGTTGATCCATGAGTACGATGAATTGCCGCTTGCCTGTCCATGGCTTAACAAAGGCAACGCTTTTTGCTTCCGGGTGAGTGGTCGATTGCTGTGCGCTATTCGCCGTTTGGGCCTGAACTTTCGCTTTCAATTCGGCTTCGGCTTTATTGAACGCTTCGACCTTGGCGTCCGCCACGGCCTTCTGGGCTGCGGTTGGGGTTACCGCCGGGCCGTCGGTGGCTTCCGGGTCGGAGGCGTTACGGCGGCGGCGCGTTTCCGTGGGCGGGGGATTATTGTCCCGGCCCTTGTAAACCTCCATGCCGATCCCCAGATGGGAAGCGATCTTGGTCAGGGCGTCGGTGCAGGCGCCCTTGTAGGCGTCGCCGCGATCCTCGTTGTCATTGCCGCCGTAGGCTTCCATGTGTATGCCGTAGCGCGGGACTGTGAAGTACGCCTTCATGACCACCATGGTGGCGGGACGCTCGATGGTCTTTCCATCCTTGGTGATCGTCTTGGTGAATGCCTGGGACTCGACGAATTCGTACACTTCGTGCCATCCGCCTGGCCCGAAGACTTCGTTCAGCCGCTCGATGACGTACGCGGGCTTGATGCTGGACAGGTAGGATTTGGTGGGGTGCGGGGTAATCGCTCGCGCCGGCAGCGGGGCATTCAACTTCTCGATCATCGCGGGGGGTACTGGTTCCGGCTGTGCTGGAAGGACCACAGGGCGCGGCTGCTTCTCCTCGTAGACTTTCATGATGGAGGCTTCAAGCATGCGCTCCATATCGGATTTCGGGGTGAGTTCCAGGCTGCTCATTTGCCTGCTCCTTTCGTCGCCAGCGCAAAACCGAAAAGAAACATTTCCAGAAGGTTGCAACCGGGCGCGGGAAGCGGTATGGTTTCCTGTATCCGATTAACGACGACAACATGATCAACCGGCCCTGAGCACTTATCGGCGTCGATAACTGATAGTGTTCGGGGCCGGGCTTCGGTCTTTAATTCCTGCATTTTGCTTCGCTCCTTTTCCCCCCTGTAGGGGAATCTCTGTACCGCAACCACTATAATGCGTAGCGGCTTCGCATGTCAAGGAAAAACTGCGGAGCTGCTGCGCATAAAAACCTTGCATTGCTGAGCGAACCGGCTTAGCATATACTTGTCGCTCATGAGGAAGCGGCAAAAGGTGAAACTGATCGATCCTGCCAAGATTGGGAAAAAGGGAGGGAAGCAGCGCGCCAAGAACATGACGGCGCAGGAACGCAGCCAGAGCGCGCGCAAGGCAGCGCAGGCGAGGTGGAAGAAGGAAGCGGGCGCGTGAGGCTGAGGAAGCTGTGGCCTTGGCTGAGGGCTGTGGCGCTTTGGTTATTCAGCGTGGCGATACTGCTGGTCTGGAACCATGGGTTTCATTTGTTCTATCCCGACACCTGGGAAGGGTACCGGAACGGCCACTACAACAAGTCGGCGTTCTCGCTCGTGGTGCTCGCCGGGGTGACGTACTGGCTGGTTTGGATGACGCGAAAGAAGAAGGCGGGCGGCTAAAGAGGAAAAGCTCAAAGGCGAAGAAGAGGGAAAAAGCAGACTGTGGCTGAAGTAGGTCATCCATTTCGCTACCACTCAGGAGTGGTGAATACCAAGAAGGAAATCCTGGCGCGGGCCATCGAGCTTGTTCGGAACGCCATAATCCTTGCGCCCGATCTCCCGTCCCATGCGCTCGCTGCGCAGGTCATCGAAGAGGCCGACCACGAGTTACTCTCCCCGCTCGGTACCGGTCTTGTGCAGACCTTTTTCGTCCGGTTGATTTATCAGGAACGTGCAAGGATTGCGCGCCAGGCGCAACTAAAGTTGCCGGGGTTTGAGGAACTTCCGCTCCGTATCTCGACTCCAGAGGGAGGCCGCCCGCTTCTGGAGAGGTCTAGAATTACGCAGGTACGCGGGTACTTGGTGGTCCTGAAAAAGCGTCACCATGAACGCTTAAGGAACGATCCAAAAATCGCGCTGGTTGAGGCGCTAATCAAACGGATGCTCAAGTACACCCGCAAGCATCCGGGTATAACAGTTGGCGAAATCGTAAAACTGGAAGTGGAAAACCGGGATTTTACGCAGGGCGGTTTTACGGGAAATCAATAACTTGCAGAAATGCAATATATCCCAAACCCGCTACAGAAACGACGTGGGGCGAAAGAGGAAGGCGGCAAGAGTGAGTGACAACCAAAATGCAGTAGCCAGATGGAAGCGCTACCCGGTACGGATCAGCCAACTGATTGAAGAGTTACAGGAACTGAAGGCGGAGCATGGCGATCTCGAAGTCTGGCACGAGTACGATCCCCTCAGTTGCTCTGATGATCCAATACGCGAACCGGTCTTGCATATCGAAGAGATCGACGATGCAGGCGACCAGGAGAGGAAGCGCGTGGTGATCGGTCGCGTTTGCGTGGACGACGTGGACGACGACGAAGATCCCGGTGAAGGGAAGGAGGGCCGATAAAGTGCGCAGGCGGTTCTGGAGCGATGCCGAGGTCGCTCGCTTGCGGAATCTATTCCCAACGCGGCCCACCAAAGAAGTTGCCCGGATGCTGAACCGCACCGTGTGCGCGGTCAACGGAACAGCCCACAAGTACGGCATCGCCAAGTCCCAGGAGTTTCTCGATAGCGGGGAAAGCGGCCGCTTGCGCAAGGGCCATCACGATGGACGGGGAAGCCGCTTTCGATTCCAGAAAGGCATCGTACCGTTCAACAAGGGTCTGCGCCGGCCACGCTGGCACACGGGGCGCATGCGCGAGACGCAATTCAAAAAAGGCGAGCGGTCGGGAATGGCCGCCCGGAACTACCGGCCCATCGGCACGATCATGCCCGATACCCAAGGGTTCCTGCACATCAAGGTGCAAGACCACGAGGGGCGGATGGGCTGGCACCCGGAAGTCTGGCCCATGTACAACCGATATCTGTGGGAGCAGCATCACGGCCCGATCCCTCCGAAGCACCTGGTCGTGTTCAAGGACGGGAACCGCGCGCATTGCGTGATCGAGAACCTGGAGCTGATTTCAATGGCCGAGAACGCGCGGCGCAATCGGATGTGGAACATTCTGCCACGCGAGTTGGCGGAGGTGATTCAGTTGCAGGGCGTACTGAAGAGAAAGATCGGGAGGCTGAGAGATGGCAAAGAACAAAATCAGCGACCTGCGTGACCACTTGTTCGAAACGATTGAAGCGCTGAAGGACAAGGACAAGCCGATGGAGCTGGAGCGCGCCCGCACCATCAGCGCGGTTGCGCAAACAATCATCAACAGCGCCAAGGTTGAAGTGGATTTATTGAAAGCGATCGATGGCACCGCTATCGGGAGCAGCGCGTCCTTCTTCGGCGTTCCCGACGATGGCCCGGACCTCCGCAGGCCGAAGCGGATCAACGGAGGGGCGAACGGGCATGAGAGGTTCGCATCATGACCCACGAACCCAAATGCCGTATCTGTTCGTGCACCGAGGATCACGCCTGCGCCGGTGGGTGCTCCTGGGTGCATACGCCGCTCGATCGGAAGTTAGGGCCGATCTGCAGCACGTGCATCGGATTGATGGAGAAGTTGGCGGTGTTCACCGAGGATAGCCGGAACGGGAATCTGGCCGCTGTGATCCGGGCGTACAAGGAAGTGACGGCGCGGGCGCGGGCGCGGACAGACCAGGAAAGGCGGGAGGATAAACGGCATGAATCACGTTTACGAAGTGAAGTTCGAGACACGGTACACGGGATGGGGATGGCTGGAGGATAGTGCCCGCGTTCTCGCAAATGGAAGCGCCACGAAGGCCGTTGAGATGGTTCGGCGGCACGAGATGAAAGAGTCTTTTGAGGACTTCACCAAGGGCCACAAGCGCGTTATTCGCCGCGCCATTGGTTTTAGGATGACGGGCGTCCAACAGTTGACCCATGTCGACTACTAACGGAAGTGACGCGCGAGGAGATCGCGACATTCGAGCGCGAGCTACGAAAGGCCGGCGCATGACGAAGGCAAAAAGGCAGTCACCTCTTATCAGTTTGGCACGCGCGGCACGAAATAATCCGGGCGCGGCCTTGCAATTGGCTGCGATCAAATACCTGAAGGCCAAGGGCTGGAATGTGATTTTGATTGGTGAGATCGAGATTCAGACCTGGGACGCCGGAGATGCAGCCAAAGGGAAACACAAGCTGGCCGTCGGTTTCCAAGGTATCGGCGCTCAATCCTCTAGGCGCAAACGGCGGATCGGTGAGGGCAGCATCCGACCGACCCCGAAGCCATGAAGGAGACGAAATAATGTTCTTTCAGCGATTGCTCACTTTGGCGCTGCTGGCAACAGCAGCAAATGCGGATTCCTTGAGTTGGACCCTTGGCACAGTACTACCTGCCGGGGAGTACCGGCTCGAGCCGTTTTCCGACCCGGCTGGTGTTTCCGTGGCAACAGCCGTAAACGGCGACGGCATCATAGTTGGGGATGTAAGTCCTTTATGGGGTGGGCCGCCTGTCTATGGCGTAATATGGGCGCCTACCGAGGACTTTCAGGGGGATGTGTACCCTGAATTTGTGTTTCCCCCCTATGCAGACGGAGACTCGGGCACGCAAGCGCTGGATATTACCGATAGCGGGCTCGTTCTATTCTCGTACGACCTGTCCAATTCAGGGCGGCCTGGAGGGTACGATATCTATGACATGAACACGGGCACGTGGTCCCTGCCCGGAGATAGCCCCGCAGACCTCGGCTGGGACCACACGCCGAGCCTCACCAATGACAAGGGCTGGAAAATTGAGTACGGGACGATTTATGACCTACCGGAAGTAGGCCACCCGGTTATCGGCGATCAAGCGTTTCTTGTCGAGACGCCGGAGCCAGGAGGATTGTGGTTGATACTGCCGCTAGCTATGCTCCTTGTCGTTGCGCTTAACCGTTCTTCCGTGAAGGGTCGCGCACCAAGCGAAGAGGAGATTGCCGCCAACAAAGCGGCTGAGGAAGAGTGGAATCAGATGGGAGGCATTTGACCCTGATGACGGTGGACGAGGATTCAGAGGGGAATTATATAGATAATTCCCGTGACTGACCTAATGCTAAAGATCTCAGACGATCTCTCTTTGCCAAGAAATGCTGTAACCGAAAAACTGGCATGGATCGGAAGGACTGGTTCTGGGAAAACCTATGGAGCCACGAAAGCGGCTGAGCAGATGCTCGCTGCTGACGCTCAAGTCGTTACTCTCGATCCTGTTGGAGTGTGGTACGGATTGCGTCTGGCTGCGGATGGTAAATCTCCAGGGCTGACATTGCCAGTATTCGGCGGCCTCCATGGAGACATTCCGCTTGAGCCCGGAGTTGGTGCGATGATGGCCGATTTAATCGTAGATCGTGGTCTATCTGCTGTTCTGGATGTGAGCCAGTTTGAACACGACACCGAGAAGGCGCGATTCGCCGGCGACTTCGCTAGCCGCTTCTTCTTCAGGAAAAAGGCGCGGCCATCTGCCGTTCATATCTTCATTGAGGAAGCGCAGGAATTTTGCCCGGAAGAGCCGCGACGAGGAGAAGAGAACATGGTGCATGCGTTCACCCGCATGTGGAAACTCGGGCGTAACTTTGGCATTGGCGGCTCCCTAATTACGCAGAGGCCGCAGGAAGTTAGTAAGAAGGTGCTGAACCTGGCGGAATGTGTTTTTGCTTTTCAGTTAACGGGTCCCCATGAGCGTAAGGCACTAGAAAAGTGGATAGCGGAAAGAGGCATCGACGAGGATATCGGGGCGATTCTGCCGAAACTCACGGTCGGGCAAGTTCGCGTCTGGAGCCCTGCATGGCTAAAGATATCGAAGACGATACAGATTTTACCCAAATCTACGTTCGACGCATCGAGCACTCCGGGAGTCGGCAAGCGTGCGGCCGTACGAGAACTCGCACCGATCGATCTTGAAAGATTGCGCGTCGATATGGCCGCGACCATCGAAAAAGCCAAGGCTGAAGACCCGCGTGAGCTGCAACGCCAGGTCCGCGAGCTGAAAGCGAAGATCGCGCAGATGGATAAGGCCGCACCGGTTACGAAAGGCGGCGCGCCGGCAGACGCGGAACAGTTAAAGCGCGAATTCGACCGTGGGGCGAATTCAGTGAAGGGCCTCCTGGCTAAGGAGCTGCGCGCCTGCTCGAAGACCGCTGCAGCCATCCAGCCCGCAACGCTTGCCGCACTGCGCGACATGGCGGCAGCGGCGGCACGGGCCATAACACATGTCGAGCAAGTCCAGATGCCATCCATGCCGAGCCTCGAAGGTGTCATCGAGCAAGCGAAGGCAACACGCTCGCCAGCGGTTCTCCCGGTGCGCACAAAAGTTCCCGTGGAGCGCACGAAAATGGCCGCCGCGAACGGAGAGGCATCCAAAATCGGCAATACCGGTCTTCGGCGCATGCTGATCGCTCTCGCGCAGCGCCGTAACGGGATCTCCACCAAGCAGCTTGGGGTGCGAGCGGGGATCTCTAGTAAAAGCGGAACCTTCGGGACATACCTCGGGCGTGGAAGGGCCAATGGCTGGATCGCGGGAGAACGCGGGCAGTTGAAAATAACCGAGGCGGGAGTTGCGGCGCTGGGAAATTACGAGCCGCTTCCGGAGGGTAGGGAACTGCTGGAATATTGGCTGAACGAATTAGGGGATAGCGGGGCCGGGCGCATGCTTAGCGCGCTCGCTGAACGCTACCCGCAGGGTTTTACGGCGGAGGAGCTGGGGAAACAAGCGGATATCAGTTCTGCGAGTGGCACGTTTGGGACGTACCTGGGGAGATTGCGGTCGTTGGAGCTGATTAGTGGGTCGAGGAGTGAGTTGAAAGCTAGTGATGAGTTTTGCCTATGGCTTCGGGGTCGGTAGTCCGCTCTATCAGCGGGCGTTCGTTTGCGCCTGATCCCTCGACCACAGGAGCGCAACAGTTAAAATGAGGGAGATTAGTAAAAATGGCCGTGGAAACGAAAACTTATATCGCTTATACTTACGGCTGCCCCCAGCCCAATCACCAGGTATTTAATTATGCCTTGGCCGAGATGCGCCGCCGCAACGATCTCTGGAACAAACTAGTCGAAATAGATCGCCGATTTCGCCTAGCTTCCTGGAATATCTATGCGGATGTCCCCGAACAGAAAATCGCCGATGAGTTGGCGGGCGTGATCAGGGCGTGGCGCGAAGAACTCAAGGGCCGCCGGCAAAAGGCGCGCCGCCGCGTGGATGCCACGGATCTCGTGGAAAAGATCAAAACTGCGAAGATGGAATTACGAGTCGCCTCTAAAACCGCTAGAATTGCCCGCCGTGCGGCCATCGAACGAAACCGGGCGGCGCTGAAGACCCTGGACGAATTACGCCGGTCCGAAGTCAATAAGGCGTGTCTTGCGAGCAATCTCTACTGGTGTAACTGGGATGAAGTGCTCGCAAAATACGAAGTAGCGCGAGTTCGCGCCATGAAGGCCGGGGTACTGCTACGTTTTCATGCATGGAGCGGCGTTGGAAAACTCACTGTGCGGTTCCAAAAAGGGCTCGCTTCCGATCTGGTGTTTGGTGGGGATACGAGATTGCAAATCGATCCCGTCAACAGTGACGCCTGGAATTCCCCGGCGCGCAGTGTCCGCGGAAAAAGTATGTATACAAAAATTCGTATACGCATGGGATCACACAATCGCAAACCTGTATGGTTCGAAGCGCCCATGGCGATGCACCGCCCGTTGCCGGAGAGAAGCGTGATCCGCACCGCCGCGATCGCCTCCGAGCAGATCGGAGGCGTTTTGCGCTGGCACGTCATCCTAACGCTTGAACTGCCATCTGCGCGTCAGGCGAGGATCGGTCCGGCGGTAGGTGTAGATATCGGATGGCGCTTACTGCCTGGAAGGCTGCGGGTCGCATACTGGGTCGATGAATATGGCGGCAAAGGCGAAATCGCGCTCTCCGACTCCATTGTCTCGCAATTCGCAAAAGTACGGGATCTTGATGCAATCTTGGGAAATCATTTCGAACTCGCAAAGGTAAAACTTGGTGCGTGGCGCGCGGGGTATTTCGAACCGCTGCCGGAATGGCTCAATCTCACCCGTATGGATCAGTGGAGAGATCAGCGCCGGTTCTATGAGCTTTGGACACTCTGGAAGGATTCCCGATTTGCTGGCGACACTTATGGATTCGATACCGTATCCGAGTTTGCCGAGCGCTACGCTCATTTGCGGAACTGGCGCGAGAACTTACAGGATCAGGTCATCGCCCGCAGGAAGGACACGTACCGGAAAGCCGTATGCGATCTGCTCCGGAACCACGGGGACGTGTTTCTTGAGAAATTCGATCTTCGCAACATCGCTGAAACACCGGACCCGGAGACGAGTCCCACAGTAGTAGTAATGGATTCGGCTCGCCGCCGCGTGATTGCCGCGCCTGCGAGTTTGCGTGAGATGCTGGTCCATAAGGGCCAGTGGATGGAGGTTCCAGCACCGGGGACCACGCAGGAATGCGCCTGGTGCGGTTATGCCGCTGCCTGGGATGCGGCCCCAAGCATACTGCATCGTTGTGGAGGATGCGGAAAGCTCTGGGATCAGGATGAGAATGCAGCAGTCAACATCCTGCGGCGTGGTTTAGCGCAGATTGGGAGGGATTGGAAGCCGGAATTCGATCCGCGAAAAGCGGACGGGATGGAAGTGGCCGAAACCGTTGCGGGTTAACGATTTGCGGAGCCGTTGCAATACCCAGCTCACGGGCGAAGGAAGTGAGACAATCAGTCCGGTTGGTCCCGATTCAGTCCCGATTCAGGGTTGCAATACCCAGCTCACGGGCGAAGGAAGTGAGACGATAGACACGGCAGCATCGAAAACGACACTAAATATGTTGCAATACCCAGCTCACGGGCGAAGGGGTAGTGGGGTCTTTTGAATTTCCACCGTCTTGATTTTCAGTCATGCTGGAATTGTGATTCCTCCGGCGTTTCCTCACTTGCTGCCTCGCTTTCCCGGCGTCCCGTGGCGCTATCCGCGACCGCTCCCGCAGGTATATCCTTGGAAGGCTCCAAGGAGAGCAAGAGCCATGACGATAGCGGTCGGGGTCCTGGCAGGTGATGGGGTGGTGTTAGCAGCGGACACGGAGTACACGTGGGGCTATCTCAAAACGAGCGGAGAAAAGATATGGACCGCTGAAGGCCACGGAGCCTTGGCCATTGCGGGCGCTGGCAATGGTGCGTACTTGTCCGCAATCGCTCAGCAGATGATTGATGCGTTTAAAGCTGCGCCGAAGACGATCTCCGTCGAGCGCCTTTACGAGAAATTCTCAGAAATCCTGACAGACTTTCATAGCAAGCATGTCATAAGGTTCGCGCATCTCGGCAGTTCGGTCGCTATTTCGCTGCTAGTCGCGCTCCAACGAGGCAAGGAGGCGTATCTTTGGGCAAGTGAAAACGATTCCCTGGAGAGATGCGGACCCTATGCGTCCATTGGTTTGGGCTGCGAATACGCCAATGCCCTTTTGGGTGAGATGTTCGCGGGTACGGCGGTGTCTTGGAAGGCGAGCGTTCCGTTGGCTGAACGCATCGCGGCCTATGCGGTGTTTGAGACGAAAAACAACGTACGGGAGTGCGGAAAAAAAACCTCTCTCGTCGCCATCCAGAAGGGGCACATTGTGGAAACGAGCGCACAGAAGATGCTGCTCATTAATTCGCACCTCAATGCGTTTTCTGAGATCCGGATCTTGGGGACGAAATATGCTCTTGGGTTCCCATACCCCGACGCGACAAGTGCGTCAGAAAAACTCATGGCCTACTTGGGCGGATTGCGGCAAGACGTGCTCGCGATTGAAGGCCAAACCTTCGAAGGAAAAGGGCGGAGTCTTGAATAACCTCTCTAGGCGACACGGCTCAGTTCTCTCGTCTCGGACAACGCGACGATCTCTTCGAACGACCACACATGATCCGCGATCCCGGCTGCCATTGCTGGCGTAACTCGTAGCGTCTGATGGATGCGCGCGAAGTTGTAATACATGTAGTGGAGGGCCACGGCTGCCTCGTGGTTCTCGATCTTCTTTGAAAAGCCGTTCGTCAACCGAGTGAAGCGGCGCATGGACATCCGCATTGTGAGATTCTGGCGTTCCACATAGCTCGTGCTGATATGCCTTGGTTCGGGATCGCCGAGTCGGATGATCTTCTCGGCGCCGGTGCAAACCGCAGGGCTGTACCGCTTTTGCGGCTCGGGTTCGTTGCCGAAGTATTTCACGAGCTGCGCGTAATCCACTTCGTCGGCGAAAGCATCAATCACGGCGTTGAGGTAAACTTTGTGGCCGTCCGTGGTAAGTTGGACACGATGGGCGAGTTTGCGTTCCAGAGCGGCGATGAATTCCGTGGCGCTGCCAGCTCCCCTATCGCCCACGAGCCAGCATGGAACAAGCTTGGTATCCGCGTCGATTGCGACCCAGACCCAAGCGTCGCCTACGACGCGCTCTTCGGCCATCTTCGTGGTGACGTTCTTCTGCTTGCAGCCGATATAGCTCCAGATCTCGTCACATTGAATACGTCGGCATTTCAGGTTGCGGAAGACGCGGTCCTGATAGCGGTAGCAGGCGATCCCGACCTCAACGAGGAGACGCGTCACCGGGCGCTTCTCGTGGCCCGTCATGCGGCAGATGGAACGGATGGAATTTCCTTCGACGAGTGCGGCAATGATTCGGGCGCGTTCTCCGATGCTCAGCCTGTTCATAGGTCTATTATGCGCTAGCGCTCGCGCATAGTCAAGGGGAAATGACGATGGCTAACTGGATAGATGAGTTATGCGAGGAGATTCTCCGGGATGGCCGCCACAAAAGCGTGGCGGAGGAATTGCGATTACACCGCGCCGGGGTACTGGAGCAGGAGGGCCGGTTTTTCTTTGAAGAGCTGAGGCGAGAGGTTAAAGACGGGCTGCCGACCATAGGCACGCGCCTGGGCCTATCCCCAGCGGACCTCCGATTCGAGGGAAAGGACGATTTCTTCCAGATAACAAACCATTCTCACTACCCAGTGGTCACCGTCAAGGCCGAATACATGCTGAAGCGGGTTTTGCTCAATATCAAGAGGAAGCAGGCTGATGTCCGCACTCCAGCGGAAGAGACGCGGGATTCTATCGATTTTTGTGTCAAGGCTGACGATGAGCTTTACTTCTGCCACAAAGGAACGACACTCCCGGGAATTGATGAGGCGGTAAAATTGGTATTCAGGCCGCTATTTTCCACCTGATCCTTCAGTGCCCGTTAGCCTATTCGCCGGGCTGTTTGGCTGCTTGTAGCGCTTTGCGCCGGGCCGCCGCCGATACACTATCGATCTCAGACTGAGGCGCGCCATTAGCTTTCAACGCAACGATCCGCAAGGCCTCCGGCACAGGAATCGCAAGATTCTCGGGTTCCTGATAGAACCGGTCTACGGCTTTTACTAGCTCAACCATGCTGAGCGGTTCTGGAATGTACGGGCGTGACGGAGAACGAGCTGCCCGTAACCCATCCAGAAAACCGACTAGGTAATTCCCCTTGTCCATGAAAACCTGCCAGTGCCGCCCGTTGCACATGCCATTCGTAAAGGGCGGAATGGCTGGCTTTTCCTGAGCTACAGAGAGCAGAGTTAACGCAAGCAGAATCAAGGCAGGTTTCATCGGGGATCTTTACCCGTTTTTCCCCACCGCGCCTGCGCAGCTCGCTTGGCCGAAGCCTTGCGCTGCGCTGGGCTGAGCCTTGCGTTCAAGGTGGCCGCGCCCTTTAGCCCGCCACGCCGCCCCATTTCGCGCATGATCTGAGAGACGGTGGAGCGGTCATCGAGATCTACGGGCAGTTCGGAGCCGGTGCTCTTAGCTACGATGGATGCAGCAAACTGATTGATGTCCTGCGATTTTGTCCGCGTGCGCTTGGGCATGACAGCTTCAAGTATGGCAGGTTACGGGCCAACGTCAAGCCTGTGGAAATTCAAAAGACCCCACTACCGGCGAAGGAAGTGAGACTAGGAAGCTGTATCCGGCTCCCCGCGTTCACATTCGTTGCAATACCCAGCTCACGGGCGAAGGAAGTGAGACCGATCAGTGCAAGGCGTACTCGCCGAATCACAAGGGGTTGCAATACCCAGCTCACGGGCGAAGGGAGTGAGACACGAAATCGGCAAGCGGCTCGGAGTGAGCGCGCGGCAGTTGCAATACCCAGCTCACGGGCAAAGGGAGTGAGACCTAAACGGCGTTCCAGTTCCGGCGGAATGCACTCCGTTGCAATACCCAGCTCACGGGCAAAGGGAGTGAGACGTGTCAAGGCGTGGCTGAAAGCAGTCAAGCTGCTCGCCAGTTGCAATACCCAGCTCACGGGCGAAGGAAGTGAGACAGCATCACGACCGTAAGGCCGGTTGCAATATCCAGCTCACGGAAGAAGGAAGTGAGACGCTCAATCTCATGTCGCTGTGACGCCCGGATAACTGTTGCAATACCCAGCTCACGGGCGAAGGGAGTGAGACAAGATTTAGAAACAGGTTTAACTGGAAGCAGGAAGGGTTGCAATACCCAGCTCACGGGCGAAGGAAGTGAGACAATATGGTGCTGCTTCGCTTTTCAGAAGTTGCAATATCCAGCTCACGGGAGAAGGGAGTGAGACGAGACGAAAGAATCGCAGCAACAGCGGGGGTGGGGGTATTGCAATACCCAGCTCACGGGCGAAGGAAGTGAGACTATTATGCCCCTCGGCATGTGTGAAAAGACCAACCGTAGTTGCAATACCCAGCTCACGGGCGAAGGGAGTGAGACCGTTAAAAGCATAGGCTAGGGGAAGACGGATTTTCGTTGCAATACCCAGCTCACGGGCGAAGGGAGTGAGACCGGAGCATATCCCGCTGAAGGTTCTTTGGAACGGAGTGTTGCAATACCCAGCTCACGGGAGAAGGGAGTGAGACTCGGCAGATTTCCAGCGGGACCAAAGCCCGCAGAGCGGTTGCAATACCCAGCTCACGGGCGAAGGGAGTGAGACACATCTTGAGGGTTTCACGACAGAAGAGATGCCAACAGGTTGCAATACCCAGCTCACGGGCGAAGGAAGTGAGACAAACAAGTGCCCAGGTCAACAAAAATGTTTGGGGAGTTGCAATACCCAGCTCACGGGAGAAGGAAGTGAGACGTGGTCAACCGTTCCGAACGCAAACGGCGGACCGCTGAAGGCAGAGCCGGGCTGACCCAGGAAGAATTATGTGTGCGTTGCCAATTGGGGTCAAATGGGTCTTCATCCGGCCAGCGATCATACAAGAAAATGTCATCCTGTAAATTCACGGCATAGCTTGGCATAGTTCACCGCTGCTCCTTTCGGAAATCGGTCAGACGTTTCTTCCGCCCAGCCAAAAAGCCATCGTCACCATCAGCCTTTCGAAATCCAGCCGGGACTCCCCACAAACGGAAATGCTCCTCGAGCGCCGCCCAGAATGAGCTAACCGGAGATCGCGGTTCCGGGCCGGTCCAAACCTTGCTCTGATCAAATCGCAGCCGGTTGTGAAAGCGGTAATCTTCGGACCTCTGGAGTTTCCGTAGTGGTTCATTTTTAAGCTTGTCGCGCAACTCCTCTTGCATCTGAGCCAGTGGAATTTTCGGTGTGGATTTACTGCCCCGCGGGCGTCCTCGAACGGGTTTGGCCGTAAGTTGCGGTAGCATAGCAGCTCAGAACGTCACTACCGAACCAACATTCACAACGTTCCCCAAAGTTACCGTTACCCCCGGACCCGCAGCCGATGACGAGACCACCAACTGGATTGGGGACACTTGCTGGAATCCACAAGCGTTGGTAGCCGTGATCGTTAAGTTGTAGACGTTAGGCAGTGTTGGCGTCCAGGTGAATACACCGCTACTGCTGATGCTGGCGCCGCCTGGAAGTATCCCCGTCCAAGTAATCGGGCTGTCGCCCGTAGCGCCAAATGTAATACTGTATGGACTGGCAACGAACCCTGAAGGTAATGGGCTAGTCGTAGTAATGACCGGCAACGTGCACGTCGTCAGCGACTCGGTAGATGACGGGTTGCCATTCGTCGAAGTTACCGACACGGTGAATGTCGATGTGCTCGGAGACGTGCCGCTAGGCATTCCGCTCACCACATTCCCCGACAAGGAAGCCCACCCCGGTAGTGAGCCACTCGTGATACTCGTGGATGGGGACGGGCAACTAGCGCTGGGCACGGTCACGCTGTAAGACGAACCAATATGGGCGCTCGGAAAGCCGTTGATCTGACAGGTACTTGCCTCGTAAGCTCCTACGGACGGTGGACTTGGCCGTACGATTCCCGCAAAATCAGCGATGGATTCCAGAACAGCCGTGCCACCCGCAAGTGCTGGACTGCTCGACTGTAATGTGAGGTCCCCCGTAGCCGGGCTGGTGTATTGTGGGTCCGTGATCGTGCCGAACGTTGCAGCTTGCAGTGTGCTCCCCGGAGTTCCCAGTGAGTAGAAGATATTATTGCTGGACCCGGCCATCAGGGTGAGCTGCTGGGCATTCGTAATTCCGCCGCAGATATAAACGTTCTGCAAGCTGGTATTGGTGTAGGAGAGTTGGGAAATGATGTTGTTGGTGTAAAGCCGCGTGACGCCTGGCTGATTGCCTTGGTCATAAATGCCACAGTCGGAATTTTCGCTGATGGAGTTTAGCGCCGATCCGGTGTCGTAAAACGAATTGTTGTAGATCTGAACGGTTCCCGTAGCCGTCGTCAACCCATAGGCTTTATACGAGAAACCACAATGTGGATCGGTGGCTGATCGGCCCGCTTCTAAGCCTAGCCCTACGTGGGAGACGACGTTATTGAACACCTTCACGTACCCCAAATTCGGCACAATCGTGCTCAGGTTAACGCCACAGCCGCTGATATCTGAAATTTGATTGTCGTGGATTGAGATGTTGTAGAACCCGCCTCCAGGGGGATGAAGACTTGCCTGCTGGCTGTCATCGTGGATCTGGATTCCGTTGTATGCCCGTGTGTTGTAGATGTGGTTCCAGCCAAACTCAATAGGCGTGCCATCATTGCAACAGGCGGCATACATGGCGTGAAACGTTTTGCTCGATCCGGGAGACATATTCGTGCTAACGTTGTGTACTTGATTTCCGAAGACCACGGAATTTCCGCCGGGATGGTCGATGGCGCTTGCGGATTGATCGCAGTAGGCGCACTGCACATCGTTGTTAACAACGCGCAGATTCTTCATATCTCCCAATGCGATACCGGCTCCCGCCGAAGAGCAGGCGTTACCAGTGCAACCTTTTGGCTGATTCGCTCCATTGGCGTACAAACCGGATACCACCAGCCAGACACCGGTAGCACCGTCAGCTCGTATCCCATAAGCGGAAGTCCCTCCAGAGAGGCCGCCGCCAAGAGTTGCCGTGCCTCCCGGACGCCCCATAATTGTGACTGGATTCGTAGCAGTCCCGCTTACGTCGCCAATTGTTAGAGACGCGTGCCATCCTCGGCCATCGTAATACGGGTAGCTTACGCCGTTCAGGAATACGAGGGTGTCTCCAGCCACCAGGCAGCGATAGTAGGTGAAAGGCGTGTAGGTGTTCGTATAGGAATACGGACCCACCTCCGTCGTTGATGTGACGCTGTTCTGAAGTCCAAACGGATGCGCATAGCTCCCGTCGAACGTGGTTCCGCCTCCCCCTGTAGGGTAGACATGCGACGCCAGGGCGGTCGCGCACGTACTTGTGGGAACGCTGTTATCGACGCCTGGTCCAACGAAGTAAATGTGCCCGGTGCGTGCCGTCCATGTTGGCCCTGTTGCGGTGCTGCCACCCACTGTGACTGTAATCGCTCCAGTTGTCACAGACCCAACCTGGACACCGATCTGGACATTGGACCACGTGAGAACCTGAGCAACGGCAATACCGTTGATTGCGACTGAGGACGTTCCTTGCGAAGATCCAAAGTTATTTCCACCGATTGTCAGGTACGTTCCGTTATTGTTTTCACCGCCGGTAGTGGCCCCCGAGGTCTGGTCAACCCAGAAAATAAGAGGCGCAGCGGCCTGGAGGCTCACAGCAAGTAGGAATGCTAGAAATAGTCGCTTCATTGTTGTGGTCCTCCGTTACTTCATAAAGCCGTTGTTTAAAATCGCATTATTCAGAACTGCTCCTGATGTGCCAGCAGGAGCCAGCGGCACATAAGCGCCGCACGTCATGTAGCCAATCTGCGAAGACCCTGGCAATGCGCCAGGCGTCCCCGCCTGAAACGCGCCGCTCGTGTTCGTGATGGTGTAGTTGTCGTTGGCATGCGTCGGGTCTGCGTAGGGATTGGAAGTCAGGATGACGTCGTTGTGGTTGCGGTACGGGTAGGCGTTTGCAGCTTCCGTGATTCCTTCGTCTGAGTAGTTCAGCAGTGGCGTAGCAACACTCCAATAGCAATTTCCATCCGCCAGCGCGGACGCCCGAAAGCCCGCCGAGGTCCACGCCTCGATACCCACGGTGGCATTTGTAATCAGGTTGTTGCGCGCGTTGAGAAGCGTGGCAGAGCCAGTAACGTGCCCCACAATAGCCACGTTGCAGCCGTCAAGGGTGTTATTAAAAATGCTGGTATCCACAACAAACGAAATGCAGTTGTTGCTGGTGCCGTTGTTGTAGATCTTGTCGAACTCTATTAAAACCGAGCCATTCGTACCGGCAAGAGAAACAGGAAGGCAACTGTTCCCGTGAATGGAACTGCGGATGACGTTGTTCCCTTGTATAGAACCGGAATTGCTTATTCCCGCCGTGCACCCGGATTGCCCGTTCAAGATTTCGCTTCCTATGACGCTGGTAGTATTGCCAGTGATGCTGATTCCGGTTGCGGTGAAAGTGTCGCACTTGATGTTGTGGAACAATACGTTGGAACCGGAAACCGCCGCGCAAGTCCCCACGGTGTTCGTGCCAGTGCCGTCGATGTGGAAATTTTCGATATCATACCCGCCGCCGGAGACCGTTAAGATGGTCTCGCCCGTGCTTCCCGGCTGTATATCGACGCACGTACCGCAATTGGCGCTGGGGGTTTCCGTCCGGCTCGAAGTATACCCGATGATGCGAAATGGAGGTACAGTACTGGAGATCGTGTTCGAAGTCGCCAGCGTAAATGTGCTGCTCGCCGGAAGCGTCATCGTGCCGGTGGCTTTTACGAAGGCGGTGTTGCCAGTCACCGCCGCAGCCGCCAGCCCGGTCAGCGAGGCCAGCGCACCTCCCATGTTTGACGAAACGCTGCCAGTGCCGAGGGAGAACACGCTGCCGGGAGTGGTACATAACGGCACTGAGCCGTTCACCCCCCAAGCGCTCGAAGTCTCCGATATGATCTGGTAAGCCCCGGGCGCGATACCGGAAATGCCTGGCGGCACTTGTAAGATGTTTCCCAAATCAGCCGAACTCGGGGTATACCCGCTATTGAAAGTGATCGTGCTAGCTGTCGTGCAGGTGGCATTGGTTGTGATCGCAACTTGCGCTCCGGCTTGCTGGCTATAGTCCACGCCAGGGTACACACTCCAGCCGCCGCTTGAAGCCGATAGCTGCCCAGCCGCCAGTGGCAACACGGCTTCAGATCCTGATGACGAGATGATCTGGTAGAAGCCGAGGTTAAAACTCAGCGTAGCAGCGGCCAATGGAGTGGACGCGCACCCGGTCGGCGTCACGGTGACCGTGGGAATAGTCGTGTAGCCGGTATTCGTTCCACTGACCGTGTAGCCGGTAACGACGCCACCGGAGACAGCGACTGTGATGGTTGCATTGCCACCTGCCGTCGCCGTGGCGCTCGTACACCCGGACCCGCCGTTATTCGCGCCGACGGTTTGCACGCTGTAGATCGGGCTGGAAGTGATCTTGATGTACTGCATCGCGTTGCCGGCGAACGTGCCGTGCCCGGAGCTGCTGATGTTGGTGTTGGTAGTGGCGTCTATGGCCAAATCGGTTCCGGTTGTAGGCGTACCGACGCCAATCGAGAACCCGCCGCCGTTGGTATCGCTACCAACCGTTGGCCGGACTTCCCAAATCGTGTTAGCCGCAATCGCGGCAAAGAGTCCTCGCGGAAAGAATGTAACAGCGATCAGGAATACGGCGAGAATTTGTTTACACATGTTAGTTCAAAACCTCCACAATCAATTGCCGTGCGGTGAAGCTATTGCTTGCGCTAGCTGCCGAGAACGTCACAGTTGTTTGCAGGAACAAAGCGCCAGTAGAGTCTATGGCGCTCACAGTCGCAGTGTTGGTATCAGCGAACAGGGAATCAGCGGTAAGGTTTGTCGTACCGAGATCTATCCCAAGCAGCCCATGGGATTCATAGGCTGACGTAGCGCCTGCTGTCTGGGTCGTGATGTATCCAGTTAGGTTGGCTGCTAGATTTGTCACCGCCGTGGCCGAAGTTGCGGTGGACGTGACACTTAATGGAACGATGCTTGACCCGGTAGCGCATCCGGATACTGTGCAAAGCTTTACAGCCAGCGTTACCGTGGGAGCTGAAGTCACAACGTTCGAGTAAGTGCCCGCCAACCATACCTTGAATGTTCTGCCGGCTACGTTCAACAGATTGGCATTCAGAGAAACCGCCATCAAGTTCTGAGCTGTGGAGACGTTGGCGCTAACTGTGACCGGAGTGACGTTCACGGCGGCTACACGGCTGACCGGCATCGCGCCGGTGTTGTTGTTGTTGACCTCGACGGCGTGCTGCGCGGAGATCGCTTGAAGATTGTCCTGACCTGTTGATGGAGTTCCGGCGGTTCCTTCAGTCAGGCACACCGGGCCGCCTCCGGTGCCTGGAGTAGCGCAGCTTGGCGGGCTACCTGCCGATACCGGGCCGTTCGGCACTGCTAGCCCTGCCGTATCCCCAATAGTGTGAACGTTCGCGGTGGTGATGCCTTCGTCATCCAATGAGTTTGCCGCCGTCGTAGCGCTGGCGGCTTTGATCAGGTAGCCGGTCGTGAGTCCGCTCAATCCTCCACCGCCAATCGACCCCCACGTGTTCGTCGCCGTGCAGCCTTTAAACCCAGCGCTTGTGCTGTTGAATTCGATTTGCCCAGTGGAACAGGCGCCGGGGTCTGCGGAGTGATTTGGCAGCCGTACGTCTACCGCTGTGTTCGAGAAGTCTTGCAGGCCAGTCGAGTACGTATTGGCTTGATTGTTTAAAACTACAGCGGTTTTAAGGTACCCGGCATCATCGATCAGATTCGTGGACGCGTTGATGCTGAGCACGTGATTTGCGGTAAACGTGCTGCTTGGATTCAGCAACGGCCAGACTGCGGCAGTCGCGTTGTTCCACGAGCATACCGGGATATGCGTGGTGGAATTTCCGTAGCAGCCATCCACCGTGGCCACCGGAAATCCTGAAAGGGTAGCGCTCGTCTCTCCAAAGAAAAATCCGCCGCCGCCTACGATGGCAGACAAAGCTGCAGCAGGGTTGCCGGCCTGCACGGGACCGTTAGTAGCCGCAATGCCGGATGACCCGGCATAGGCCAATTGGTTACCCACATCACTCAAATTGGCATTACTGGCTATTGATCCACCTAGAGGCGACCACAAATAATGACCCGCTGTAACTGAAGTTGGATATGCCACCGACGCCAGACCAGCCGGTATCTGGAACCACGTTGCTTGATATGTGTTGCCCGTCGGCGTCAAAGGGAATGTCATTGCCCAGCCGTTACCTGTGCCGCTCGGTGGGGTCGTGGGCAGTAGGTATGCAGCAGACGTTACAATCGCGCCTGTGCCTACGCCCCACCCTAAAAACCCGCTCGGGTTCGCGGCGAAGAAGGCAGTTGGCAATGACGACTGCGCGCCCCAAAATGTGAACCCCGCCAGAGATCCAGCACCGATCGTTTCCGAAGACGCTCCGGCCATGTTATTGCTCGCGTCAATGGATACGCCGGATGCAACCACATCCCCGGTCGCGTTAAACTTCGGCACTGCGTTCGCTGTGAACGGCGCAATCGCGCTGGCAATCTGCGTTCCAGCGGTCCCGCTTTTCAGCGCTGAAGCTAAATTGCTGTTTACCACTACGCCTGGCTGCAACGTAGTGACGGTAGAGCCACCAGCGTTAGCCACCGCGCCGCTCAAAGCGGGCATTGCTGTGCCTGATAGCAAGCCATTGGAATCTGTGGGCGGGATGACTGCGCTCCACCAGTTCCCCGCATCGCTCCACCAGATAGCGCACTCCGGATTTCCGCCCGATGCCGCACCCAGAAGGCTGAGAACTACGTTGCCATTCACCGTACTGGTTGTTGGCGTGTCCGTGGCTGGAACGCTGCCAGTATTGCAGTGGATGAATGAAAAATGATCCCCGAACCCTGCTGCTCCGACTTGTGGCACGGTAACGTTCGTTTGCGAAGTATTATTGGTCGTCTGAAATACAGCGCCGCGATCCGTGTTCGGAACCGTGGGACTTGCGCCGGATTGCGCATCCACATAGGTAGTCGGCGTGTAATCCACCAAGCGAAACATGGAACCGGCGTTGTCCCATTGAATCCAGTAGCCATGTGGTCCGGGTTGAATCCGCCCCGCAGATGGTTGCAGCCCGTTCGGTGTCATAACGTTAAACGCGCCCAACGCACAGACGTTTAGAGTCGGCTGTGTGGACGTATTGGCGGTATCCACACGAAGGAAGAATTGCTGCTGGTCGGTAAGAGCAGTGAGAACCGGACTCGGGCAAGCAGCGTAATTAGTTGTGCCATTGATCGAAGTGAGCGTGTTCCAGGCGCCGGCCTGCAATGTCACAAGGCTTGGAATGACCGCCGTATTGACGGCCAAAGCTCCACTGGCAACAGCCAGCCCGAATGCATAGGGCAGCTCCGCGCTAATGGAAGAGCCCGAGGAGTGAAATGTCACGTTGAGATTCGACGATCCCGCTGCGGGGGTCGCGGCGTTGAAATTCGGGCTGGGTACGGACGAACCATTGACGCCCACCGCCGCGGTGCCGGTGGTGTTCTGGTTCAGGATCGGGAAATCGGCGGCGACGGCGATCACCGTGGTGTCGAGCGTGGTTCTCTTGACGATGCCGGTCGCGCCGGGATCGGCCAGAGCAGCGCTCGGTGGCGCGTGGCAACTGCCATCGGCCCCTAGGTAAAGAGTGCCCGAGCAGTTGGCGAACAGGCCGATCACGTCGGCAGCCAAAGCGTCCGAGATCGCGCCCGTGGCCGTGGTGTTCTTCACGATCCCGGTACCGAGCGCTGGCCAGTTCTGATTTGCCGTGCCGAGTGTGAGGGTCGCGGTATTCGGTACGCCCGTGCCGCCGTTGGCCGGCGGGTTGACGCCTGTGATGCTCGCTGAGGTGCCGGTCGAGTTCTGGTTCAGAATCGGAAAATCGGAGGCGGCGGCGATCGATGGGGTGCCGGCCGTATTCTTCAAGATTCCGGTAGCGAGCGAGCTGAGCGCCGTCCCGTTTAATTGATTCGCGTTGATGATGCCGGTGCCGGAGAAGGTAAATGATCCGCCAGATCCCACGGCGAGCGCCGCGCCATTCGTGCCTGCGAGGATATTGGCCCATGCCGTGGTTGCCGCGCCGGAGCAACTGCCGAATGCGATGGGGCCGCCATTGGTCGACGTCACACAGTAGGTTCCGGTGCCGCTCGTGCCGGTGGTCGCGAGCCCGGCGCCATTCCAGTAGGCCGCCCCGTTGAGTGATGGATTGGGAACGGTTGCGCCACCGATGGCCGTCCAGGTGCCCGGACTCTGCCTGTTGGCGGAGGCGGTGCAGGCGTAGATGTTCTGTCCTGGTGCTGCATCGGTGATATAGGCGAGCTGTGGGGTCTGGCAGGCTTGGGCGAATACCTGGGCTGAGGGGCCAATCTGGGAGAAGATCAGACTGCTTCCGGTTTGCTGAGCCAATAGAGATAGAGGGAGTAATAAGAATGCGACAAGGATTTTCATAAAAACTTTTATGGCTTCGGGGTCAGACAGGAGCTGCCCTGGGCCGCCAACGTTTGCGCCTATGGCTGGGTGCGCTACGATGTACAGGGAGGGCGGACCGATGAAATCAGAGCTGGAAGTTCTGCGTGATGCGCGAGAATTACTGGCACAGTGCTACGTGAAGTGGACCGTAGACGATGACGCCGGAGGACACTGTGCGATGGGATGCGTCAACCTGGCTCGCGTTGGCTACGCCAGCGTGGCACCGGTCAAGGGCGATAACGCCCTCGACCTGGTTAACCGGGCCTGTGAGCGATTACATCCCGAGTTGCAGGGAAAAAGAGCGCCACGGATGGAATACTACGATGGCATATTCATGGATTGTGGCCACGAGGACTTTTTCGATACTCACCCCATGGTCTTCGTGAACAACCAACTGGGTAAAGAAGCGATCCTCGCCTGCTTCGACGACGCCATCCTGCACGAAGAAATGCGTGTGATGCTGGAGAACGTTCAGGCGCAAACGGCGGAATCTCCAGGGCAGATTCTGTCTGACCCCGAAGAAAAGAGCGTCGCCCTACTTGGCTAACCTAGCCAGCCATCCACTTAGATTCGGAGCCTCTGACGGATCTCTCGCCACAATAGCTCTGTAGTGTTCCGCTGCTCTTTCTCTCAGCGCATCCAATACCGATCCGGCATTGAGCGCGTTCACAGCCTCGGCAGTCTCGGGGCCTAATTCCCCATCCACATCTAGCGTGGGCCGTTCCGCGAGCGCATCGACGGCTTGCTGCAGGAACCGGATTGTGGTTGCAGCTCCTTCGTTCGCGCTCAGGTCGAGCAGTTTGGTTGCGAGCGTGGCATTATCGATCCGGTAGATGCCCGCTGGAAACCAGAAGTACACCTGATAGAAGTGTGACGCCTGGTCGTAGGTCAGACCCGCAATTTGGCTCGGATCGGTGAAGAACCCGACAGCTTGCGCCGTCCGAAACGTGATGCCGTACTTGGACGGACCACGCCCGTGGTCTTCGGGAACGTAGCGGGATCCTTCGTCGTTTAGAAGAACGGCGGCGGCGGCGGGGAAATTGTCGGGCAAGTGATGCTACTTCTTAGTCTCGGGCTTGGCCGGTTCCGGCTTAGCGGGTGCTGGCGGCTTCTCTCTGACGACACCGTTACCGACCTGGCAGTCGTCGAACTTCACGTTGATCGAATCGCAGAGTTGCCGGGCGAAATTATCGAACTGCAATTGCATAAGCTGCAGCTTGAGGTTCTCGGTTTCGGTGAGTGGCCGGAGTTTCGGCCCTTGGGTAGCGGGCGCTGTCTGCTGCGGTGGTTTCGCCGCTGGCTCCTGGGCCGCGAGAACCGAAGAGAAAAGTGCGATGAGCAACAGGCTGCGCATTTGGTTCTTATTCTAGCGCACTGAGGATCAGGCGCAAACGGCGGATTTGACCACAGGCCAGCAGGATACTCAGCCTTGTCCCCGGATAAGCAGGGACCTCCCGCGTGCCAATGGCCAGCGACAACCACTCACCCCGAAGAAAAAAGAAATATCCTGAATTTTTTAGCACCCACTGGTACTCATAATCATCCCATTGAGCACGTTAAACGTACATCCGGAAATATAGGGATGCACCGTGGCAACTAATCCCCCAGCGCCTCCGATAGAAATGCTTCCGCCGCTTGTAATGAACAAGTTGGTGACGTAGGCGCTTCCAAAGGGCACTGAGCTAAGGCCAAGAGTTGACGTGCCTCCGCCGTTGCCTACGATGTTGCCTTTGATGCCGATCGCATTCGGGCCCGGGCCGCTGCTGGTCGCAGCGCCGGTTACCGCAAAACCTACTCCCCCGGAGGCATCCTGAATTTCGAACACGTCGCCATTGATATTGCCGGCGGTTTGCTTGATCGTAAAGGCAACCGCGCTGGTCGATGTAGCGTTGATGAGTGACGCGCCGGCAGAGACGACGTGCACTACACCTCCGGCGCAGAATTCGATCTGACTGGTATCGGTGCGGACCGCCATCCAGCCGTCGGTGATTCCGGCGCAGCTCGCGTCCGCTGTGGTGAAGGTTCGGTTGTAGAACGAGCCGCCGCCGCCGATGTAGATGGTCGAATTCGCACTGGATCCCACGGTGATTCCGCCGTTGAATGTGGCCATGTTCGGGAAGACCATGTTGCTGCATCCGGTCGATCCGCAGGATGCACCGTTGGCAAATGTCGCGGTTCCGGTGACGAGCAGCCCCGTGGCCGCGATATTGCCAAGCGCGGGTAGCACGTTCGAAGCGTTCAACCAGTCCACGGTCCAGACAGTCGCCCCGGTGTTGCCGGTGGCGCAAGCGCCGGCTGAGGGCGGCGCTGTGAGGACCATCTTGTAGTTCAAGGCCGAGAACCAGACGCTGGCCCGGCCGCCGGCGTCGAGAGTGAGAGGATTCGGGTTCGCTCCGAAACCGGTCGAGTCGGTGTAGGTTGCCTGTAACGTGGTCGTGCCGGCCTGATAAGAAAACAAACACCCAGCCGCGAGCGGCGCGCCGGTATTCGAAAAAAATTGCATCTTCGGATACGGCATGATCATGAGATTCTGGGAAAACGCTGGAAATGCGGCCAGCGCGGCCAGGAGGATGAGGCGAGACAGTATGTTTTTCATGGGAAAATTGTTCCTAGGTGCCGTTCACGAAAGAAGAAGTGCGAATGACAAAACTAAACGAAGCAATCCGACTAGCCGCCGAACTTCACGACGGCCAGACGGATAAGGCGGGTGTTCCGTATATCCTGCATACCTTGCGTCTGATGGTACGCGTCAAAATCGGCGACGAAGCTAGCGAGGGAATGATGATCGCTGCCGCGCTGCACGACGTAGTGGAAGACTGCAACGTGCGGCTTGAGTACCTACGGGCGGAATTCGGCGATGCAGTCGCGGATACGATCGACGCAATCAGCCGTAGGGACGGCGAGGACTATGAGGTGTACATCGATCGCGTTGCGCTCAACCCGGTGGCCAGGAGACTCAAGATCCTGGACCTCATGGACAATCTCGACCCGACGCGCGCGAGCACGGGCATTTTACCTATGGGCACGATTGCGAAATACAGGTGTTCCCTAGCGAGATTGATCGACGGAAAGTGGCCAGGTGAAACCGAGGAAAGATCAGGCGCAAACCCGGTCGAGAGTTGCCGAAAGCTGACCCCGAAGAAATTCTAGTTGTGTTTAGTGCGTGGCGCGCCGGCGTCAGTCTTTGTACGGGTCGAACTCGTTTTCGCCCGCCATCGCTACGCCGAGCGGTGTGAGTGTGTGTAGGACGCGGATTGAGTCCGCGTGCTCCGCCAGCACCTCGGGGAGACGCTTAT